GTGCGGTCGCGTAACGACAGTCCTTTATTAATGCAGCCACATTCGCAAGTTTTGGAAGAAGGATACCATTTGTCAATCTTGTGTACTATCACTCCATACTTTGAAGCAACATACGTAAGTTTGTCAATAAAAGAAGAATGACTAAGATCGGAAACCTTCTTTCCCCACAAACGTTTCATTCCTTCAATGTTTAGATCTTCAATAAAAATATAATCATATTGTTTGCATAACTGGTGTGCTAATCCCCATTGAAAATCCGATCGAAGATCGTTTATTTTACGATACGTTTGTTGGAGTTCAAACAGTCTCCTTCTTCTATTGTTGGATCCTTTCTTTGCATTAGAAATCCGTTTGTTTAGTTTTCTAATCTTGTTTTGATATTGTTTGAAGAATAGTGGAGAATCAATTTTGCTACCATCGCTTTTAGTTAGATAAGTTTTCAGGCCAAAATCCAATCCTATAGATGCACCATCATGTGTCTTTCTGTAAGAGTTTATAAGATTATGATCTGTATATCAGCACTTGCTTTGTTAAGCATATCTCTGATTTTTTCATCATCATAGAATGGTATTTCAACATCAACACAAGTATATGGCCTGTATAATAATCCGTATGTATCAAAGCACACTTTTAATGTGACAACTTCAGGCTTAGCCATTTCTTCGGCTTGTTTCTTTATTTGCTCATCTGTTGCTTCGGCTTTAGCTTTAAGCTCATTGTAGTCTTCTATATTCAGCAAAGCCATGTTTTCAAATTTTGTATTCATATCTACTATTTCTTATTTAGAGTGAATGTTTGCCAAATGCTTTATCCCAACGCCTGTTTGTTATCTGTACACGTACTACCAACGCATCACGATATTTACGGGATTATATGGTTCTTATGTGGCGGATGTTGATAATCCTAACAACGCATTCGTACTGATTTTTGCAAACTGTTCACTCAATTATTTTTAATTTTTAATTAATTCAACTCCTATAATATCTTCGTAATCAATATAGTGCATCATTGAAACACCGTTGTCATCATCAGCCATTATTTCAACACAAGCAGAACAGCCATTGAACGCACCTTCGATTGTTATACCTGTTAATTGCCTAAAGAATCCGAGAAATTTCTTTGGTCTGATAACCCTAATGCGGACAAGATCATTCCAAGTTATTCCTTTCTCTTCGCAAATATATTTAAACTTCTCGGCTGTCATAATTCAATTATACTTAATTATTTAAGGTGTTCTCGCATATAGTTAATCCAATTCAAATACCACTCTCTGGACATCTCTTTAGCTTTTTCTTCATTCTCAATACCTTCATAAAATTCATCTTCTTTTGAAAACGGATCATACTCAATAAATTTCTCGGTATTGCAGAATGGGCAAGGAATATCTCCTTCTCCATATAAATTTCCGTTTTCGTCACATTTATCCAAATCCCATAGATATCCGTTGATACAACGAGCATCTGGATAAGATGCACCAAAAAATGGAAATTCAGGACATTGCTTATTTTGTTCGCCCATGATTCATTTCTTTTTAAAGTTTATCTATTATTTTGTCATCCATTTCCTGCCATTCATCACTCACGCTTATAACCAATCCTATGACAGTTGATGATAATAACAATGTAAAAATAAGCCATAACAGAAAGCAGATAAAAACACATACATACCTCATGATTTTTTAGTTGTTAGATAAAAGCAAAATCGGTTCATTTGACTCCGCAATTGCTTTTATTTGTTCTGGATTGACAAAACTCTTAACTTGTTCGCTTATATTACAAATGGACTTGATCATATCAACGAATAATTTCGAGGTACATTCGTTACACTCCACTTCCATTACCTGTTTATGTCTATTGTATGATATGCTCGTTACACAATTCAGCCAGTGCGCATAAGTTCCTTTTTCTGTATTTAACCTGCCGTATTCTACTTTTGTCTCTCCATTTCCATATTCAATTACTCTTTTTAGAAATGGTTTTGCATAAACACTAAAACCAAAAGGTTGGGTGTTTAAGGCATCTAAACGGGAAGTTCCATCTCTCCATTTTCCATTTTCATCGCCTCCTGTCCATTCCTTAGAGGGGTTAGGGACAATATTTCCGTTTTTGTCATAGGAAAACACGCAATTCGTTTCCAGTTGATACTTAATAACAGGCACTTCTTCTACTATTTTATAACTCAAACATCTCTTCAGAACTTCCCTGATTTGACTTTCCAAATCAGAAAGTGCTATACTATTGAAATATCCTTCGTTGCCTAATCTGTTTGTAGGTAATTTGATCCCATAAGAATGAATCTTGTCCACATCTTCTTTTGACAAGGTAGTGGTAAACACTCCTTCTTTGGTGACATTCACTTTAGCAGTTACAGACAAACTGTTATTAGCGTTCTTTTCCGTTATATTTAGTGTTGTTAATGCTGCCATAATCAGATCTTTTTAAAATCAATTCGAATAAATATAATACATTCCTGCTTCATACACCTTATGTACATCAGGGTCATTCTTGTCTTCCGGTTCCAATTCGCTCTCTTCACGAGTATAATCCCATTCAGAGTTGTAGTACATATCCTCGTTTGTTTTTTCCAAGGAACAATCTTTCATTAGATTCATATTTTCTCCCCATACTGCAACTTCTTGTCGTTGCTCTTCTTCCGTCATAAGGGATATTTTGTCTTTCAATTCTTTCCAGGTCATGATTTTTAAAAGATGATTAATAGTTTATTCTACATCAAAAAGCTGATCTAACACCAACAATTCCGCATTCATATCTTCATCTTTCGGGAAACGAACTTTTATATTTCCAAACTTAGATGTCTTAAACAAGATGTAAGGGTTCATATCTTCGGCAGTCACCGGCTTATACTCCTTAACTTCCGACATCTTGAGATACCAGTCGCCTATTTTTACAAATCCGGAGAAGATAGAACACAGATGCGCTTCTACAGACTGTATCTCCTTTTTATCTTTGAAAGGTATAATTTCGTCCTTTCCCCTTATCCTGATTGACAGAAAAGGACGAATGTTATCTGTTTCATTTTGAAATTTGAAGCCTGTTATGGCTTGCTTGGGGATTCTTCTTCCCATTAATATAAAATAGCTCATTGTGATAAGTGATTTTGTTTTATATCAGGTAAGTAATTTGTAATAACATCAAGTGATATCCATAACTCTGGCTCTATGCTGTTTTTTATTCTATCACTAAAAAGAGAATTATCATCACAATCACAATGAGAGATTGTGATATAACAATCTTGATAATCCCACCAATGAGCCGATTTAAAATCGTCTCCTCCATTCCAAAACCCTATTCTTATACCTCTTGGGTTGAAATCTTCATCTATCCAACTTGGGTGATAAGCCAACACTTCTTCTCCCTCTGAAGGTTTTTCCTCTTTGAATTTCTTCCAGTTCATCTCACCTTTAATTAATTAGACACAAATATACAAGTTTTACTAAGATGCCCTTCTGTCATCTCTTTGACATACTCCCACACCTAAAGTTCGCGGTAGTATGTCAATCTATTGATTTCTTCCCAATCTTTTTAATCTTTGTTGGTCTTGACAATCGATAATCCTTTTCTATCGGCCTATCGAATACGTCATTCCTATATCCTTTATATCCTTTCTCGTAAATACTAACCCTTGCACAAAACTCAATCACATCGCCTGGTAATAAATCGGCGCTTTCGAATCCTTTTGTCAAATCAAACCACAAATGATCTGTTACTATTTTATCATCGAGTAACACGTCTTGTAAAAGTATTGTCTTTACAGGTCCTTTATACCCATCCCTGAATCCAAAACGAATGAATGTCGCTGTAAATACGTGCCGCTCTTTTGAGCCTATTATTTTCAATTCCTTTCTCATGTTCTTTCATTCATTTGTTTCGCTTATAAAATTAACAACATTCTTTAGATACCCTTCTGTCATCTCTATGAAATTAACACAATCTAATTTGCTTAATTTGTAAATCAATGCCGGATTGTGTATTATGGCTATAATTTGTGTTTGTGGTTTATGAAATGACAATACATTGTAAATCTGCATTATGTTGTCAATATCAAGATTCCTGTCTGGCTCATCCATGAGAACCGTGTATTCAAAACTGCTTTCTGTTAATGTTATGCGGTTTCTTTTATAATACTTCAACAGGTTATCAATTCTTTTAATCCAAAACGCATTTGATTTTTTCTTGTATTCTACAAGATCTTGTATTGGAAATGTATAATCCTTTTGACCGAACATTAAATTGAAAAGTGATTCCAATGATAACACCACTTTTTCTCCATAAGATTTTTGAATGCTATTCACATACAAATCGAAATTGCTGATGTTTTTTGATACACTATCTCGATTTGTCTCCGTTGACGGCAATAAACGGAATACTTTCCCTGCATAATCGGATGATATGTCAATCCCATCAAAAACCTTATCATCGTCATCAAATATAGGTGGAAAATCCAGTGCCTCGGTCGGCATTTCAGAGCACATGGATTTCTCGCATAACGCATACATTGATATTATGTTAAGCAAGGTCGATTTTCCACTACCGTTTTTCCCTATAATCACATTCACTCCTGGCTTGAAAATAAATTCTCTGCCATTTTCAAATGCTTCTATATCCGAAACATATTCAAATGGAGTTTTTGTATTGTCTTTTATTTTTACTGATGTTATCATTGTAATCCTTTTTAAAAATCAATTACCGCCCGAACCCTGCTACTGTTGTACTTGTCACTGTAGTACGCGCTACCAATGGAGAAGTCCACGTACCACGCGACGCTCGGGCTGCTCTCGGTACTGGACCTATACCACGTCGAGGAGAGGGGAGATGCCGAAACATAAGCGAATGCTTTGTTTAGTTCGTCCATATAATGGGCCATTAAATTTAATTGACCAAGAGATGGTATATACTCGCCATCTTTCAGCAGATTTTTCAACTTTGGATTTCTGGCTACAAGGCGTTCTGTATTGCCGCGTCCATCAATGTCAAACAGCGCATCACATTTACGTTCGTAATATGTCCCACTTTCGGGTTCTTCACGTCTATCATCGTCAAGCAATTGTACGCTATCATACTCCGTTAGCGAGATAGCAAACGATACGTCTTCGTGTCTTAACCCGATGTACTGCACATTCTCTTTGCTATTCTCTCTGTTGAACAGCTCAGCGTGTTCGTCTCTATAGATTAAATACAAACCATTTTCTCTTGATGGCACTCTATTTTCACATACACATCTTTCATTTTTGGGTCTTACAATTATGTTTAACTCATTCAACACATGATCTCTTATGACTTCCTTGCTTATTCTTTCTACAAAACCATAATCCCTTTGTTTAAGCTCATCATTTACCATACATCTGATCCAATTTTCTATCTGATTGTTTCCTCCGTATGTATTATGCATATACCGTTTTACGAGTTTTTCCAATAATGATTCTATGTTTTTGATTATATCTTCTTTGGTAAGGCGAAGTTCATTTAGTATGCAATTTCTTACCGACTTGTATTCTTTACTTGTGCTCATAATATTCTATTATTTTTTTCAATTAGTCCCATCCTCCAGTAGCATACAAAGATACATCTTCCTCCTCTACATTTACACCTTTAAGAGCCTGTAGAAGTTTTTTCTTTGTCTCCCGGCACATATTATAACCATATCCCTTATACCGATATGAGCGCTCCCATGTACTTACCGGAAAAGGAATATTTTCGTCAATGACCAGCCTCTTCATATGAAGATGTTCGAAGAATTTCTCATGATAGAGTAGTTTGTACTCGTATGCTACTATACTTGCATATGAGAATGGAGAATAATCATCTTCCCTTTCTTCGTATTTAGGCTCCTTATAGTAAGCCATTTTTGCCACAGTAAAGTCGAAGCTCCTAAGAATCTCTTCTGGCTTTCCAAACTCTGACTCTATGAACTCTATCCATACCTTTTCTCCCTCTTTCTGGAACGCACATACCTTCTCATTTTTATATTTAAATTTCCATCCTTCTTTCTGATGTTTTTCATCATTGAACAAATCGACAGCCTCTTGAAAATCGCTTTCGCTTTCAAAGAAAATATCAATGTCTTTTACTCTTTCTCCGGAAAGAATATTCTTAAAACATCCACCAGCTATAAACCCTTTGTGACCTTCCATATACTTGTCAAGCCGTCTTATTTGCCAGAAATTATCTGGAGTATCTATTACAAAATTGTTCATATCGTTTATGTTTTGCTGTTACCAAGCGAGATAAAAATTCCGCTTCGCAATAATACAGTGAGTGTAATTGCTCAGGTCGACTCCGTTGTCCGTAAATGTATCCAGGACTCGTTTTTCCACGTATTTGAGTTTTACCATTATCCCCTTCTTAAACACTTCTATTAACTTCTCATTGCACTCAATAGGTCCAATAAGACAGTATCTATTCGAAGGACTGTCTGATATACAATATGTCTGACATCCTAACATGTTGCTTAAAATATTCTCATACATATTTTCTATATTTTACAATTCTTAGCTATGTTACTTAATTCAGCGGTCATTATCAGATCTGATAGTGATCGCCACGTATGCGCATTTTCGAATAAATTTTACTTTTAATAATTTTCTCATTAGAGTTATCCTCTATTTACTTTTTTCTTTATTTCTTCCGCGATCTCTTCTAATGTTGTTGGAGATAAATAATCATCTACCCTCAACTCTCTTACATAATCTAAGCAATCCAGACCCTTAGCATCTATTTCCTGCCTCTCTTCGTCGACCCACCTTAAAGTGCCATTTTCTCCACATTCCGGGCATTTATCTGCCCCACATGGAAGAAGCATTTGCGCCCCACATAAGACACATCTCACCCAGTCTCCATGCTGCACCCCTTCGTATGTTATTGTTTTCATATTTGTTATCCATTTTTGTTAGTTCCTAAAAGATGTTCGTTCCCTTCGTATGGGATACATTGACTAAATCCTACCCCTCCTAAGCATTCATATTTATTATCTCCTACTGATTCTCTGGAAAATAGATGCAATTTCCATCTCTCTTGGTTATTTCTTCTCACCAGCACTCGTTCAAATGGTTTGAAGTCATGTTTCGGCATCTCATCTAATAGATACTCATATTCACTTAAATATCTTTTTATTATATTTATTTTTCTACTGTCTTTGGCTTTTATAATCTTTTCTGCTAAAAATTTCTTCTCTTCCTCTATAGCCTTTCTTACATGCCGTTTTTTATATCCGTCATACACATCAGTCCATAATTTGTAATCAAACCCAATATCTCCAAATGTTGCCATTCCACATATACATCCCATTACCCCTTTGGTAATAATTCCATCATATATGAATTGATATCCATTAGTGCTTGTTAATACATCTCCTTTCTTAAAATACGCTCCAGCCTCTACTTTCAATTCCAGAGTGGTGCCGCCAATAGTACAACCTTCCGTGTTGGCATATATAGTACTTATTCCATATCCATCTTTTCTTACAAAAAGTAAATTATAAGGACCGGCGCAGTCTTTCGACTCATATACAAATTCTATTTCAATATTATTAATTAATACCGAACCTTCTATTTCTCCACTTTTAATTTTTCTCACCGTATTTAAATCAAACGGAACAATAATTGGATTTTCCATATTTTTCTTGTTTTTAGTTGTTATAAAATAAGATGGATTACTTAAACCCATCCCAGTTGTTTTGCTATTCTCTCCATTTCGTTATATGCTATCCTATGACATCCAGCGGTTAGCAAATCGTTTTCGTACCGATTTAGACTCCACTGGCGACCGGTGATGTCCTCCACCAGACCGTGCCGAAACTCGGCGCCCCGGTGCATTGCCGACACAGCCCGCCACAGTTTTCTGGCTTCTGCTATTCCAATCTTTATCTGTTTACTTGTCTCAATAATATTTCCTTTTATACGAATCCAGGCGTTAGGTTTTTCACCAGGAATATAGAAAGGTGTATTCAAGAAATTGATTTCTCCTGACTTCCACTCTTCCAGTTTTTCATCAAAATCCTTGTAACGGGCTTCTTCTTCCTTTCTTAATCTCTCTAATTTTATTCTTTCTCTTTCTTCCTCACCCTTTCTCCATCTTTCAGATCTTTCTGAATACTTAATCCATGTACCTTCCCCGCAAACTTCATCAACAATCACATTTACGGTCCCTAACACTTTTAATCCTTGATGATCCAATAAAATTTGAAAGATGCGTTTTAATTCATGTACGTGCTTACGCTTGATACTATCTTCGCTCTTGGATAATTCATGATTGGTTCCAAGCCAATCATTAGCACTCTTTTTAAGGATACTCTTAGCAGTTCCCATGTTAAAGAACTGAATGTAATCCATCATATTCCCAAAAGCGCCCCAAATATCTGTATAAGATAATTCTGTCTTAGCTCTTTTGTATTTTTCAATAGACTTCTTAATTGATTCCAGTTTGCTGGCAACAAACCTCATATTACCAGTATCCGATATATTATCCCCTACACTGAAAACCATTGCCCAAATTGGTATCGCATCACGAACATAGCGTTGATGTTTGCCCGTGGTAGCAGAATAATAATCTTCATTTATCAGGTATGCTTTCTTCCCTTGTTTGTTTTTTACTATTCTCCCGACTTCAAAGTGATGCCCATAAGAATAAATACTTGTACCTTCAAAGAAGAAATTGCTCCCTGATGCTGATTCTTCTTGTTCATGAGCCCACAAGTGAGCGACCATTGAATTGTTCATATAAATATCTTTTTAATTGTTTAACTTACCTTTATCATATGACATTCTCTTTTCGTATTTTTCATAATCACTTTCTAATCTGTTACTCTGTAATAATAATCGAGCTCTTCTCCCTTAAAGTTGTTCATGGCATACTCGTCAGCTTCTCGCCATAACCGGTCATACAATGCAGCCAGTTCACGATTGCTTTCATAATTCTGCCAGATTTTATGATTCAATACCAGCGTCAATTCTGTAAAGAACTTATAATCGTCTTTCCATTCGCTGAACGCACGTTTGTAGGTATCTTTGACACCTGCTATACCATACTTGTCGGCTATGCTGAAATCATCCCAAAAGGTAGTCATCTGGTCATAGCCTATTTCTTTCATAAATTCTTTGAATGTCATATCCTAATCATTATCGTTGTAAAAGAACTCTTCAAAATCTTGTTCCCAATCACAACATGGGTGTTTTTGTATTGATTCAAAGAAATCAAAAACCTCTTCACATAATTCATATTCTTCATCCTTTTTCTCTACAGGAGTCACACATACTCTATATGTGCAATACCCCGCCATTCCTTCTGCTATCTGACATCTGTATGGCAACGGATACGTATCACTCTTCCCTGTTATAGCTTTGTTCATCTTATGTATGGCAAGCCTCGTATCTACGTCATGTTTTTGTTTTATTGTTCCTTCAAACATGATAGCTTCGCATAATCCATACTGAAGAGTCAGACTTCCACCTGTATTGGTTATGCTGTCTGGATAAATCCAATTCCATAACAGTTTATTTAGTCCTTCTAAATTTATACGCCCTACATAATTATGTTCTACGCACCCATTATCACTTTCTTCTAAAGGTATTACGTCTCTACTTGAACATTTATCTATGAAGTATTTACCCTTTTTCAAATCTGATATAGCTTCGGATGAATATGTCTTATCTGTTCCTATACCAAACTGGAAAGATATCAGGACTATAAAACTTAGGTTTTCTATCTTCGTTTTCATGTTAATTTATCTCTTTAGATGTAAGTTATGCTGCCAACATTAATCTGCATTATATCGTTTTCCAGCGTAATGAAATTATTTTGTTTTATGGGTCCAAACATCAATCCATATACACTTACTGTATTAAATAGCCTAACAGTGTGAAAATCTTCATTTAGCTCTACCCTGTTTTTATCCCAATATCCCAAATTGTTGATAGTCGCCGGGAATCCTCCTACGTCGTTATACTTATAGTAATCGTTTTGATTGAAAACTATTCCCTTTATTAACAAGTTCCCAATGCTTTTCATGTTGAATCCGGACAACGCTATCTGCTCTGAGATATAACTAATCAAACAGTTATGATACGTGTTTGGCTTATCTCCTCTCTCGTTAATAATTTTCTTCCATTTCTTCGTTAATGGAACCCTAATATCCATATATGTACCAAATATGACTATGTTAGGACATTCTCCTTCAAACTTCGTTAAATCTTCTACTCTCATAATTAACAAACATTTGTATTGTTTTCGTCGTTCACTATCTGACTAATGTACGGACCTGACCACAGACAGCCAGGCCGACCTCATGGCAGGGCAGGCGCCACCTTACTCTGGCTGTTCTGCCCACTCTCTGTACCCTACATTAAAACCAATAGGATCATACCTTTTGATCATAGTGCCATAATTCTCTCTACCGCAATACCTGTTCTTTCCTCCAATGATCCATGCCTCATCGTCTCTATCTGGAGATATTGAGTTAAGAAACTTCTCATAATCTTTTCTACTCTTTCCCATCTTTGTCTTGATTTAAACAATAGTTAATAAAATAAGCAACCTGTTCATTTTCCCCTGTATTATCAAAATCACCTAAAGTCATATCATCATAATCCAGCAGAACCATACGAAAACCGTTTTTTTTGACATACACCTCCGTTAAAAACATAGGAATCCCAGCAATTTCTATTATCACCGGAAACTGATCATCAAAGTCAAACGCATTATTATCTTCTCCCCATTTTTTAAATTTTAGCTTTATACTTCCACCGTTCTCCACTAATGCCTCTTTGATGTACTTTAATCTTTTTGCATTCAGATCAATCTCTGCTTTTTCTATTTCTTTGTACAATTCATTCAGATCCATATTCCACTATATTTATGTTGTCAAATTTTTCTTTTATAACATCCAAGGCTCCACACTCGTTTGTTACCATAACATACTTTCCTGGCTTCATTCTCCACAGATTAAAATATCTTGTCACATTTATAATGCTATTAAATAATGATATTTCGTATCTTGTGTTCCCATTTTCATCATGTCCAGCTTTTTTAAAATAACATAGGGTCGGCTTGTATTTGAAATAATTAAAAAGCCTATACCATCCCTTCCCGTTACATGTTTCACGATTCCATATTCCAGTAAGCTTCCTATATCCCCTTACCGGTATTTTCACTATTTCCCTTGGCACGATTTCAATATACTTTCCTTCTCCGATTGGTATAGTCATATTACCTGTCTCTTCCGTGCAAAAGTATTCTATTTCAGATGCCATGTCTTTATATACATAGAACCGGTATAGGTTCCCGTCAGGGTCTACCCGATCCATGTAATATAATATCACTTTGTCTACTTTTATCTTTTTCATTCCTTTATTCTACTTATCTTTAAATTGTTATTCTTACAGTATTCCTTCAACCAACTATCTGTTAGATAACAATTGACTCTATCGTATTTCTTTTTCGGACCCTTGCTCCAAAATTTCCATTCGTTTGTGATATTGTACCCATATTTATCAAACCAATAGATATAATACACTACGTTACCGTATAAATCCACTCTTTTTCTTTCCTGTATGACTACCTCATAAGGTATCTCCTTGTCTCTTTTTCCCATCTTTGTCCTCCTTTCTTGAATAAAAAAAACGGCACCTATCTTCACAGACCAGTGCCGGCAACTAACTCGCATGGAAAACTACTTAACCTCAACTAATTCTACAGAGTTGTAGAATTTAGTGAAGCTACCAACAAATTCTCTTATATTTTTATATTCTTCTGGTCGTTTTCTGTTACCATCTTTTATATAATTCACCCACAGTCTATCCTCTATGTTCTTAATCGCATTCTCTATCGTAAATTCGTCGCTGACGCTCATTAAACACGAAGACCCGGTTTTCTTATGTGGTTTATATATCCTTGAAAAAGACCACATTTTTATTCTATCATATATATATCCGTTGTTGGGATAAACGAATCCTATCCGGCTGTCACCTTCTTTAGCGTAAAACACACCTGGCTCCTTCCCGCCCTTTCTATATACTACAAATCCTTTTTCTTTTAGGATATTAACCACTTTATCTAATTTATTTTCTACGTTCATTTTCATGCAAAAATTTAAAAACGACCCTCATTATAGTTGCGAAGTTCTCTACCTTAACCCACTCATGAGCTACTGCTCTAAGTACAGACGTTTCATATGTTGGGACATTGTCTTCTTCAACCACCTTACAAGAAGCCAGAACTCCTTCAGTCGGCTTTAGTCCACGGTCATGCAGCTCGCAGAGACCGTCTGGCCGGCGGAACACGCACCACCCGTCTTTCTCTGTTGGTTGGATCATCGCTATTGGTTTTTCTTTCACTGCAAGATACCCCACCATCCACATTGTCTCTTTTAGCCTGTCAGCATATCCTGCATCTATGATAGCTTCCATGTCCTTTGGTGTACCAATACAAGAAACCTTACACATGTTCTTGCATTTATCACATGTACAAGGCTGCTCCCATCTATTATGATCTATGCCAACCAACCTCTTTATCCGTTCTACTTCCTCTTTCATATTATACTGTCTCTGTTAGTTTTTCATAATACAACTTCATTTCCGGTGAAGCGTATTCCATGAACGCTTCGAATAAGCGAGGCACCTCTATTATCATATTCACATTACAACCTTCTGCCTGTGAAAGCGATTCAAGATCATTACTGTATGAACATGTTACATGAGCTCCTATATTAAACACATGTAAATCTAATCTTGCATATTCCATACATAAATCTAACGCTTTAAACAAGTTCTCTACCTCAATCTCCTGAAATAGGTCTATAAACATTCTTAAATCCATCATTTTATCACCCTTTCCACGTGTTTAATTAATACTACTGCTATTCCCTTACCGGTTTTTATCGCACATTCCGACCCTTTTATCCATTCTACACACCCTACATACTTTTCCGTAGCATGAAATCTGGGATTGTATTTTCCAGATGTACTGAACTCTACCGTATCCCCTACCTTCAAATCATCAAAAGCAATAGACCATGTGGTCCAAATTCTATCATGTCTCCCAGGCTGAATGGCTCCGATTACGCCTTTTTTACGACCGTTTTTTATTGCCCTTAGTATTATCTTCCTATCACCTTCGATAAGGCTGCAAAAGCGCCCGTAAAAGGTCAAATCAACCTGTTTTCCTCCTATTTCTTCTCTTATTTTTGTTATTCTGTTCATTTTCTGATTTTGTTTTATTTTTTTCTTTGTTTTTTCTATCTTCTATAGAAGATGATAATAACATTATCTTTTCTATGTTACTTTTTGACTGTAAAAAAGAATCGCATTTCATTACTACTACCACCTTCTTAAGTTCCCCATTATCGTATAGCGATACACGCATCATGTTTTGCACCTCGTCCACTATCAGACCTGGAGTAGTCTTAGCCATTTTGCGTAGCTTATTATACTCCGGTCTTTCCATTTCCTCTGTTTATTACTCTATAGTATTTATCCTTATCCCCTTCTTTCAACTTCTCCAGATAGAAAATTCCATCATGTAAATGAGACAAACAAAACCTGTATCCGTATTTCTGTACTCTTCTTACATGATCCCGCAGTCTTATCTCTTCACTTTTGTCTTGTACTTTGATTTTAATACTGTCTCCTTCTTTGATTGTGTATAAAATAGTTTGAATCTCTTCTTTTTTCATCTTATAAAATATTTTAACGGCAGCACCTATACTCACGCACCACTACTGCCTTATGTTTAACAATTAAATACTTAACTCTTCAATGGTCAAGCCTTTTTCTTTTGCCCACTTTAGCATCGCGCATAATTCTGTTTCTGACTTATATTTCGGATCACGCCACGCCCATCCGAATTTATCCAGGACATGATGATATAATTCGTCGGCCTTTGCCGTGTAAATGTCTTTGAATAAATGCTCCGAACCTTCCGGTATAAGCATCTCTGTTGTTGCAAAATCGGAATACGATAAACATCCGTAAGCATATTCTGTTATTTCACTCCATGCTTCTCCGGCTTTAAATCCAAATTCTTTTACAAAAGCCAAAGTTAGATACATATTTAATAATATTGTTACATCATATTCCGAATCTGACTTTCTTTCTATTATTTCCTTTTCAAATTCCTTTAAATCTTCAGGCCCTAAAAAGATGTATCCTGATACCGACCGGTAATTAGCCTCCGCATACTTCTTGCATTTATCATCATTGGCAATCTTACCAATGTTAGATAACATCTTTTGCCTCCATTCATCACAAAACTCTACCCTTACATCCATCCAATCAGTACCATAATTGTGATCTTTTGGATGTCCGACCGATATTACCTTTATGTTATTCACACCATATTCATAAAGGCGTTCGCCCACCTTATTCGCCCATTCCTGTACAAAAGGAATAAACTTATTGCAATAAGAATCAAAATCAAAATCTAATTCATCCTCATATTCTGGCATCTCTTCATAATCTTGTTCAAAGAAATAGCGAGGATCTGCTATTGTTTCATAGAAACTTACGTTAATGAAACAAAACTCGTTGGTTGTCGTTTTTAATATCATAACTTTTTGTATTTACGTACATTTTTCTTGCCATAGAATCTACACATGGCACGAATCTGACTATAAAATACTTTTGTCCTCCTGGCCTCAAAGTATTTAAACATTTCTTCATTCTTTGTTTCCCACACGTAATCCGTTTGGGAACTCATGTGATTTTTGTCCTTGCGCGAATAATGGTAATATGATACCACAACACGTTTCGCACCATTCTTTACAGGTACGATATTCACATCTATGTTATTATCTGTCATATTATTATTGTTTTATGCATTATACAAATACAAAGAGCGCATACCTTCACAGGCCGGCGCTCCTTTCAATAAAAATGAAAAAACTAATATTACATAAACATATTGTTTTCTACTCTTTATTACAATACTTTTGTTCCGCAATTATTATATCTTCCGTACTCTTTTTTCGTATCATTCAAGATTTCAAAAACCATCTTCTTGTGATCTTCGTTTGGTAACCTATCCTTAACAGCCGATATTACGCCCGCTATAGACGTAAAGCCTGAATCTGTTATTGAACACAGCAACACGCCTCTGTCGGCTCCGGTGCTTATTGCTGACGCCTTTATAATATCATTCTTATATATTCTCATAACTTTTTTGTTTTATTGTTTGTGAGATGCCCAGAATCGAACCAGGACCGGTACATACATGCCGGCACGCCGCGTCATCCCCCTATATGATACAGAAATAGGCATGCCTATCCTCACGAACCGACATACCAAAACCCAAAACTTAATTTGATGAATAAAATAGATTAACAAAAATACTATTCTAATTGGTGATTATATACTACTTTACACCACAAATATGTCAAATTGTTTTTATATATAAATAATAATTCCTACATTTGTGTCATGAGATTAGTCGAACAACATACAATCAAGCCAAGTTCTGTTTATTATAATGAACTTTATGACCTATTGCATAAGTGTAAAAAACTTATACAACAAAGGATTGTATGTTGTTAGACAACACTATTTCCAATACAAGAATGATAATACTGTAAAATACAAATATCTTAACTACTATTCTCTTGAAAAGAAACTAAGAGCAGAAAATGATGTTGACTATCGTGCTTTACCAGCACCAGTTGCTCAACAAGTGTTGATGATGGTTGATAGAAACTTCAAATCTTTCTTCAATCTTCTAAATAAAAGGAACAGAGGTGAGTATTCCGAGGAAGTAAGAATGCCTAAGTATCTTAACAAAGGTGGTTTGTTTCCTGCTGTTTTTACGACTGCATCTTTTTCTCAAAAATGGATAAAACAAGGTGTTGTTAAGTTACCAAAACAGTTTTCTTTTACAACAAGAACCAATAAACAAAATATTCAGCAACTTAGATTCATTCCTAAGAATGGGTATATTGTTCTTGAAATAGTTTACAACAAGAAGGAAAAGAATCTTATGTCTGACAATGGAAACTATCTTGGTATCGACATAGGATTAGATAATTTAGCTTCTTGTGTTTCAAACAATGGCTCTTGTTTTATCATCAATGGTAGACCACTGAAGTCTATCAACCAATATTATAATAAAAGATTAGCATTCTTAAAATCTAAATTAAAAGATAACAAACAAATTTCAAAACAAATCAGGTCATTAACCAACAAAAGGAATAACAAGATCAAAGATTATCTTCATAAGGCAAGTAGGATATTGGTTAATCATGTAGTTTCCAATGGTATTAATACGATCATAATCGGTCATAACAAATGCTGGAAACAAGAGATCAATATCGGAAAACGTAATAATCAGAACTTTGTATCTATTCCTTTTAATATGTTTATCTCAATGATATCTTATAAAGCTACATTAGAAGGAATCAATGTTAAGATCGTTGAAGAATCTTATACTTCAAAATGTAGCTTTTTAGATAATGAACGGATTTGCAAACATGAATCTTACAAAGGAAGAAGAATCAAACGAGGATTGTTTAAAACCTCGTTTGGTAAGATCATCAATGCTGATATCAATGGTGCTTTTAACATCATTAGAAAATCAGAAAAAGAATCCTTTGATGTAACGATGTTACCAAAAGGTAGAGGGTTTTGGTGGAACCCGGTACGGATTTCCGTATAAATGTGTACTATTTTACGCTTTTGGTGTAAAGTTGTATATAACCACCTGACAAGCATAATAGAGAATGTCTTAAATATCTTTTTCATATCTCCTCCTTTTTTATCTGTTCTTTTCACGTTCCACAATAAACTGTTCCGGCTCTGCTCCGACCTACGCCCTACCTACAACCGCAGGCCTTAACCCAAGGCGCCGCCTACTCCCCCTCTATGGCAGCCTGTTCGTACCTACAAATCCAATCTCCATCTATACAACTATCACTACGCGATAATAAACATTTATCCTTATAACAATCATAAAAAATACACCTATCACAACTGTAATCCTTAACGTCTACACAGCTAACTACCTTAGCATATACTATTCCATCACTGCCTTCTATTCCTTTTACCCCGAAAATAGAACCTTCTACCTCCTTACTCAAATCTAAGTCAGGCGCAAAGTCATATACGTTCATGTTGTTTATGTTTTAATTGTTATACATTCCGATTGAAAAAAATACTCACATAATGCAGTCCTTAACTCTTAATCTGTTGGAAGGAACCTATATAATGCTGTTTTAAACCCTTATCATATTGAATTTTGTGGAAATGATCTACAGAACACTGTTTTAAAACGCTTATCTATTGAATTTTGTTGGTAGAAACTACAAAATGCTGTTTTAAAACGCTGATCTATTGAATTTTGTTGGAAGAGAGTGCAAAATGCTGTTTTAAAGCTCTGATCTATTGAATTTTGTTGGTAGGGAGTGCAAAATGCTGTTTTAAAGCTCTGATCTATTGAATTTTGTTGGTAGGGAGTGCCCTCCCTCTCCCCCTCTCCAACTCCCGCTAATCCTCCGGCTTTCCGCATAGAACCTACGCCCTACCGCCTCACTACCGGCATACGGAGAACGTTACAAGCTTATACTCTGGCATGAAGTGTGGGGGATTTAGAGATAATATCATTCCATAGAGAGAATAGAGAGCCTTCAGCCCACGCCCTACCGCCTGCTCCTCCTATCAAGATAGATATTCAAACCTATAATCAAAGCCAAAAACGAAAAGCAAAAGATCATTACAACATTATACTGATCTGCTCCGTACTCCAACATAGAGCGAATACCAACCGACAGAAAATAAAAGTCAGCTACTAATAAAAACCACCACATAAAATAAAAAAAAATACAATAAGTATGTCCGAAAATACGGGTATTATAAAACCTAACTAATTGATAATCAAGCATACCTCATTTTTAAAAAAAATACAATAAGCCTAATTTTCAATCCATAGAGACGAAAAAGGCGGCATCCGACGCCCTATTTTGGGTCAGAAAACCGCCTAAAGTTTCGTTTTAGACCAATTTCAACGACATGATATAGACAAAATACCGGCATTATATCCAAACTATCCTATTTTAGTTTCGTTTTAGACCAATATAGCACACATCCGCCGTTCACTCTCAGAATATCTTACCCTTAAATAGAAAGGGTAGGATACGAAAATAGGGCTGCTCCGATATTCGGAACAACCCTATCCCTATTTAAATACTGTTTATGTTTTCTTTCACGTACGTTCGTGATGTATGGACTTTACGTTTGCACTTTTCTTTTCCGGTATCGGAATGATACGCTTCTTTAAGGTCACGATACAACATAAATTCACGATACGCTCTTTTCCGCTTTTCTTTAGCTTCTTTCCTGGACAGACCGCGGACGTCTACCATATAAGATTTAAATTTCCTTTCCATGTTATTATATTGTTTATAATTTAGAGGTTGCTCCGGAATCGAACCGGACACGCATTCCTATCCTATAGAGATTTTATGCTACAACCAACAGCCCGTAATTAGTACGTAGTTCTTGCGTACAGGCTCGTACTATGTTGTTATTATATTTTCCGTCTGCTACACTATTTCGCCACACATAACGGCATAGTGTCCTTGCGTTTTGATACGGCACGTCCCTACATGGTAGGCTACATGCTTGTACCCTGTAATTTAATCTACAGCCTTGTTCTATTTTTCGTGTAAGCAAGTAAGACACGTTTCGATCTGGAGATAAACCTCGTACAACGGCATGTTTTCCAAACTGTAATCACATACCTAACATAAACCATACCTATTCGGATAGTCCATGCAGTAATACCAGCCCTTTAATTGCCAACGGCAAGGGCAACGGTATATCTATCTCCAATATGTAAAATAACTCTCTGTTTTGTCAGCTTCAGTCTAAAGCATACGCGGGACGTGCACCCACTGACAACGGCGTACGGACGCGTTTAACGGTACGCGCCTAACCTTTTTTTACTGCTGGTTGCTTTCGTGCGCCAAATATTCACTCACACACTTTGCCACAGTGCGAATAGAATAAGATTTGATCTTAACAGCCACATAAGTAGCTTTGTACTCGTCGGTTTCTTTTATCAACCATTTAGTACTTTTTTTGGTCTCCAATGATTCGGCAGTAGTAAAACCAAATGCTTTATATTCGCTACCGTAAACCACATTCTCGGCGCACCAATCAGCCGTTTTGGCTTCAATTCCTTTTTCTTTGTCTACATTGGTATCTTTATACACTTTAGAGTATAAAGTAAACTTAACAAAGATATCATCTACTTTCGGTAACATTTGGCTACATACCGTCACCAGGCGTTTTTTATCTTTGGCGAGGGTTGCTACCTTTACGGCGTATTCTGCCGGTATTTCTAAAGCCTTACAAATAGCTTTCAAATCAGCACCATTAGAAAATAGAGCGTTGTACAACTTAACCGCACCTACCAAATTTGCAGCATTTTCTTTAATAACAGCATTCTGTAGTTTGTTTACATTTTTTTTCGTAATCATATCCAATATATTTTAATTGTTAAACAAATGATATTCAATTTAATAACCCACAACGAAGGCAATTACAGATACATATATAGTTCACCCAACGGGTACACTATATAGGTTCACTATGTTAACTCGCGATCTCTCTCGATCACGACGCAAATATACGACATTTATCAATACTACAAATATATATGCTATCTTTTTTTTGTTAACTTGTATTAATTTCGATTCTATTATCTGATTATCAGCAAGTTATAAAACGAACGAGAGTAGTATTATACGCGTACATTAATATGTAGAATATATGCTTATTTAAGTGGCTTATAATCAATATGTTATAATAATACATTGATTATCAATAATTTAAATAAGTGATTGATAATCAGCGAGTTTTTAGGTTTGAGGTAAAAACGCGTTTTCGGTTTTCCAGTGAAGGGGGTGTGGGGGAGAAAACGCGTTTCGGGGGCGGGAGGTTCGTGATAGGTACCCCCTCTCTCCCATCACATAAACATTTTTTCATATCCCTCATGACATAAACCTCTTTCTCACATATCTCCCACATTACATAAACATCTTTTACCCTCTCTCCCATCACATACCCACCCACCTCACACACAACAAAAAAAAATAGGATTGATAGAAACCAATCCTATTTAAAACACGACCTTATTAATTTATTGAATTGAAGTAAGTTTATGGTTTTCAAGGAAGTCCTTAAACTGGTCACTTGATACGTCTATAACGAATCCAGCAGCACCAGCATGTCCTCCACCACCGAATCTCTTACTTACCTCACAGCAATCTACGCTGTCTTCTACGCATTCGTAAAGAGAGAACCTAACTTTTCCACATGGCATGATACAAAATGGCATCAGGGCTTTAATTTTTCTACCGTCTAACCAGTCCGGTGTAAGAGAATCAAATACCTTAGAGCTAAATTCAGCGGTATTCATAGCCATAACCTTAACCTCGTCGACGTAAGCTTCGAACGAGTACCTACTTACCTCATCTTCGTTTTTACAAGCCATGTAATTAATTATAGCACGTCCTTCTTTAGCAAGATCATAAAAAATAAGATCAATTTCATTGTCTTTCATGTTTTCTTTAAAGTGATCATATAAATACGACAATGCAATCAATACATTGAGTCTTATTTTTGATCTCAAGGCATACTGGACAGCTACTACCGTATCCCAGCCTAAGCCAGATTCTTTATTCCACACATCGTAGTCTGACAGGCATCGGACGATCGCCGGCACCTTCCCCATCAGCAGGTCGGCGGCAAGCGCGCACGCACCGACACCGACTCTCCTCAACCCCGGAACAGTGAACCCCCATGTCTTACTATCTTCTATAATTCCCTTGTGATGATCTATCCACATAAGGCTCTTTCCTTCATCAAGCCACTTTTTGAAAACCGTTTTAGAATCGGCTCCGAAAGAAACGTCAAGAACGTAAACAACATCTAAGTCACGCACTTTGCTGGTAACTTTCTTAACATCATCCTCATACGAATACGGGATATGAATAACATCCTTGTTTTTACTGTTTTCGTACATGGTTGCGATGGCTGCCGACACAACGCCATCTAAATCTGATTTATGATAAACTATTGCTGTTTTCTTTACTTTCATGATACAAACTTGTATATTTGATACTACCGTCTTTTAATGTTTCTATTTTTATAACATCACTATATAAATTGAAATTCTGATCTTTATCAATCCTTATATTCAGCACATCATCTACGGTTGCAGTTTTTCCATCATCGGTTTCAATCTTATAAAAATCTTTTAAAGTGATTTTTATATTAAGACCAACACCATATGGATTTTCAAGGATATATATATGATCGTTGTTGAGAATAACTATTCCTTCACTTGTATGTTCTTTGGACAATACATACTCTAAATCAAGATCTTTACCAAGAAACTGAATAACGTCCATATAGTCAACGCCGGCCTTCTCAGCGCATACCTTATCCGAATCAGAGAACTGCCCTGGAAGACCACTGGCGTCCCCGACCATCAACGAACATCCCTTAAGTTGACTAAAGTTCATACCACGCATTACCGTGTCTTTACACTTCATAAGAATATCATCAATCATGCCAGTGTTAGGCTTCCTCATCGGATCTTGTTCGTCATTTGAATAACACAACCTTTTTTCATATAGGACGCCTCTTATGCCTCTCTTTACCGCCAGATCATGTACGGACCTCAGTACGTATTCTATCTTAGCTTCAATATCAGCTCCAGAAACAAACCCAGCTTCTACTCCTCCTTGATTGCTTACGATAGCAAATACCTTAACACCGTTCTCCTGCATGAGGTCAAGAGCCTTATTCACCACATCCATCTTAATCCTCATATCTGTCAAGTCTGTAGCGAACGTATTCCCAGAAGCGGTTTCTATAAGCGTCCCGTCAAAATCAAATAGCAGTATTCTTTTGTTTTTAATATCTATATCGTTCATCATTTTTCACTCCTACTCTTTTTTATTACCCTAAGCTGAAGACGGAATAGATTACTGTCTTCTTTTATAATATCATACACAGCATAAGAATTTTCTCCTATATCCCATCCAAGATAATCGAGCAGGTCTTTTAAGTAAATTCTCTTGTATTTTACACCAAGGTTATTTACCTTAAACGATCTCTCGTCTTCAACATCAGAAGCAGCCAGATAAAAAACCGTATTTTCAACTCCTTCAAATATCTTCCCTTCTTCTAAGCCGATAACAACCGCATCCGTTACCCCCATCCAATTCAAATTATCGACAGAGATAGTCATTATCTTACTTTTGCTGATTGACAACTTCCGGATCTTGCTTTCTTTAGTTTTAGATCCTAAAAAATCCTTACTGTTAAAAAAATCTACTTTCATGGTTATAATATTTTATATTGATGTTGCAAACATACATAATAATATCAACAATACTATTTAAAAACAGTTAAAATATGATATTATAATGCTGGTAATTTTTTAAACTGCTCCGGACTTACTTCGGATATGGTCCCACGGAAAGCAAGACGCGAACCGTAGGTCAAATCCTGGCTCGACGCATATTTACCAGCACCCGAATACGCCACGCCGCCATACTCATTCGAATTAAAATAGGAGCGAGCCAAAACAAGGGAATTGTCCGATGCCTGATAATAACGATCTGAATAATATTTTAAATTGCTACCGCCAACTCTTGTAGGCACCACATCAAAAAACGGACCATTTTCGGCTGCTATATTTTTTATCCAACCGCTGACAGTCCCGGCGTTCACGTTGCGAATCGAACCGTCAGGATCGGTTATTTTCCAAACTCGGTTATTTATTTCTACACCTTCAACAAATTCACAGATACCACCAAATACGCCTTCAAGTCCTAAGCCACAAACGTACTTTGAATATTCGTTTTCGGTATCCGCACCACCGGTTGCGTTGCTGCTTCCCGTTGTTGTAGCCGGATCACAGGTTGCGCCACCGGGTCCTAATACGCCTTGCAGGTTACGTGTTTTGTATTTAGCATACAACATCATAGCAATCACGCAATGTTGTTGGAAATCTATCACCTGGTATCCGGTACCACGTGCTTTTGCGTAACTTCTGAAATCAGATAATGATACGTTAGTCGTAGGAGTAACATCACTCCAGCTATATAATCTATTCAAAGATACATATCCTTTATATGCTCCAACAAGAGATTTCGGGACATGGATGTAAGTGCCGTCAATATCATGATCAGCAAAATGATAAAGAAATCTATTATCATCCACCTTATACCATTTATACCAAAATTCTAAGAAAACGACCATCACATCACCTTCTGGTCCGGTAAGATTAGCCTGACTACCATCAAGATACAAATTGCTGTTGTCTTCCTTCAACCTACATACAAAAACCTCTCCTCCTCCCATAGCGCTCTTGCAAAGAACTCTATAAAAGCCACTTGTAATCAACCTATTTAAAAAATCACTGTCTTCGCTTATTGTTATATTAGCCGGATCTGATACAGATTTATCAAAAACTATAAAATTATCAGTAGGTAAATACCCCCCCCCCTATTTTGTTAAAAAATCTTCTTCTCATAATTGTCTTATTTTGGGATAAAGATAGTTTTAATTTATGAAGATCAATAATAGGATTTCCGGATAATAAAACTATCTTTGTCAAGATATTAATTAACTAAAAAAAATCATTTATATCATGGCAGAAATGAAAATAGGTTTTGTAACCTTCAATCCGGGATCAGGTGACGGTGATCAGGCAGTTACCGTATCAGGTGAAAAATACGAAGGTCGTGTACAGCGTACGTTACAAGTAGAATTTGGTGCCGAATCCGGGGATGTTAAGAAAAGTGCTACCATAAACCAAGCTCCGGTAGCTGAGTTCGTAAAAATAGATCCTACTGCATCTGTAAGGAAAGAAGGTGGTACTGTAACAATCAACGGCACAAGTAACTCAACTAAATTAACGTTCTCCTTAACTCCAGACGAGTCTCATCCTCTGACGCTGGAAATACCAGCCTCCTATCAGGCAGCAGGCAAGGCTACCAATAACGGTGCTGTTATTGCCGACGACCCTGGTGCAACAGGGGGATTTGCTTTCAGTATCGTATTCTCCGGTATTCCAGAAAACGCTGAGGTAAATGATCTGGTAAATACTCTTAAGGTGACGGCCGCCGGTGGTCAGGCAGCTAATACGGTTATTACCCAGACAGCAGGTGATCCGTTCTTGGAAATAGACAAGGAGGTAATCAACTTGGATGCAAACGGTACTCCTCAGACTATCAATGTTAATGCTAACATCAGGTGGACTATCACACAAGCTGTTTCTAAGTTGGTAAGGAAAGTAATGAAATAACAATCACTTACAGAAAAAGAAAAGGGACGTCTATTTGGCGTCCCTTTTTTCTATGCATTGTATGTAGTATTTATCTTTTTGCCTACTGACAAAAATCTTTTTGAAAATCATCTGTTTCCTGATATGGACTCTTTTCCCGTCATCTAATTCCCTCCATATTTCATTAAAGATCAAATCTATTAATTCCATGACCTTCTTATCAGAGACAAGATTCTTTCTACCGGGACTGACCCATCCATCATCAGTCATCTTACCGGCTATCCTATTAGCTATCCTGCTTAATTCACGTGGGGTGCTCATTTTAATATACCTTTAAATATTCCACCTTTTTCACACTGAAGTATGCAGTCTCTCATGGGATGATCTTGTTCGTGATCGTCACACATCGGAAATTCTTTTCCATAGGGGAAAGCAATGTGCGGGCACTGCGCCCTGAACGCATCCCAGGCCGACTTCCTCACAGCCTCAGCTCCGGCACGCACGCCCTTCTCTCTTTCCTTGGCTGGGTCAGCATACACGTTTGAAATAGCTCTTTTCTTCCAAGTGAGCATATTGTAGTAAAACTTATCCACCAGTTTCCTACCCACTACATCAAACTTCTGTCTATGAATTAAAGGTGCGACCTTAACGACGTTCTTCCTATTTTTACTAACATCGACATAAATCAGCCCGGCATAAGAAGGGACTTCACTTACGTCAATCATATTAGGCGGACAGGCGTAGTAGAAATAGTTTGGAGGATAGCTTATGACACCACCTACCTTAATAATGCCGTCTTTAAGAACCTTATGTTTTTTATCCTTTTTGAAGTCGTTAAAGAAATCTTGTTTAGACATCTTGACCTCTACTTCATAAGCGTACAATGATCTTGTTATGGCCAGGAAGTCAGATTCCCAATCATATATATGGAGATTGTTAATAACATACATCGGATTACTTAGCAGATCCCTATTAAGGATCTTAAGCATTTGTTGCTCTGGGTAGTTCATTGTCTTACTTTTTTAGAGGCTTGTGGCGGAATCGAACCGCCCTACGAGATTTTGCAGATCCCTGACTAAACCACTCATCCAACAAGCCATGTAGCCCATGCCTGAATCGAACAGGCAACTTTTGATTAGGACTCAAAGGTTTTATCCATTAAACTAATGGGCCGTTTAATGTTTGCTATGTTCACACACCGCAAACACCGAGATAATTAACACTTTACACAAAATATGTACCGTTATCCAAGGAGGATTCGAACCTCCGCTAACAGAACCAAAATCTGTTGTGCTACCACTACACCATTGGACAGTGGTCCGGTAGGAGGGATTTGAACCCACGTGTAACCAACTACCCTTTCTACAAGGTATAAGCTTGAGGGGATACTACCGGATAAAATTTATGTATAAATCCTATTTTTACAAATATTAATTATGGTAGCGCGTGATAAATCAAAAATATCGGCTATTTCTCCATAAGACATATTGCGATTATTTCTCATATCCCTTATCGTTTTAGCCACATCATTATTTATCTTTCCACTATATAAATTTGACTCTTCACCCTTTCTTATTTTAAACAGCCCCAATCTTATGGCTTCCTTAGTATTATAAGAAAGTGTACACCATTCAAGATTATCATAGTTATTATTCAATTTGTTTCCATCTATATGATTTAAAACATTTAAATTTTCATCATATTTATCAACAAAGTAAATACCGACCAATCTATGAATACAAAATGATTTATACTTTCCATTTTTACATAAATTCACATAATAGTATCCTCCTTGATTTATCCTTTTCTTTAAGATCTTACTCTTTCCTGATTTAAAAGAAAAAACATCTCCGCAATCAGAAATAAAATAATCTCCATCATATCCTTTAATTTCTACTAATCTACTCATTTTATTGATTAATTATAGAACAAGTAGGTATCTTTTCAGATACCTACTCATAGGACTTAATTTTAGATACTCACTTTATTAAAAAACTCTCTCTCAACGCAAAGTTAAGTACTAACCTAAAATATGGCAAACTTTAAAACATAAAAAGATTAAAATAACTCACTTCTTTTTTTTCTTCTTCTTTTTAGTGTCTTTTACTTGTTCAGCTTCGTTTTCGGACTCCACTATATCACCGGCTTCTTCCTGAATCACATCTGTATCAAGAAGCGTATTGTATTTCACTTCTTTATTTTCATCAAATTTCTCCGATTCTGCCACATCCTTATCTGACTCCTCATCTTTATCCAATTCCGGCTCAGCGACATCGTTTTTGTCTTTACCGATTATACCTATCTGGTAGCCTCTTAATTCTACTTGCATTAATTTCAACTTCGATTCTAACTCCTGTATTGCCTTGGCTCCAACCGAAACCTCATTTTCCAAATCTCCGATTCTGATCCTGGCTTCAATCAATGCATTTGATTTCTTTTTTAATTCAAATGATATACTGTTTTTCTTTTCTTCCAAGTTACTGATTTTGTAATTAGCCTCATCAAGATCGGACTTAGCTTTGTCAAGATCAGCCTTGGCCGCATCAAGTTCTTCCGTTTTCTTCTTGACGCTTTTTATCAGCTTTTTCTGATTTTCCTTCAAGGCGTCAATCTTTTCCTTAGACTCAGAAAGATCTTTGCCAATAGATAAAATCTCTTTATCCTTTGAAGCGATATCTGACTTAAGTTCGGAAAGCCTTTCCTTGTAAAAATCAGCCTTATCCTGCATTTCCTCAATTTCTTTTGCAAGATTTTCGGATTTAATAGCTTTCTCCCTGTACATTGACAGCTTGCTGTCTGTGATGAATGTAAAACCTAACATGCTCATTTTAAAAATATTTAAACATTACTTAACTCCAGAACTACCAAGACCTTTTTCTCCACGTTCATTCCCGTCTTCTACCTCAATATCTGTTACTTCTTCCAATACCATTTTGTATTGTGGAACGATTTCCATCTGAGCTATTCGATCGTTTTTGCGGATTACGGTCGGTTTTTTATTGATTTTAGTAAGATTAACCATATACTCTCCTTTGTAGATAAATTCGCATTTGCCAGGAGCGTTAGTAACTACCACTCCCTCGTCAAAAGAGAATCCAGATCTTCCTTCCACATTCACGCACCATCCTTCTGGGATATTCAATTTGAATCCTGTTCCGATTCTAACAGAATAACCTTGATATAAGGTGATTGATTCAAAATCGGAAGGAACATCTATTTCCACTCCCATGTCATTCACCATCTTCACCACTCTATATGCACGAATATCACAACATGCATCACCATCATGCTTGTATTCAGGTATCACGACATCGGGATACAGCTTCTTAATACCTACCTGCACAGTCTTCTGATAACCTGGAGTCAAATACGATTCAGGTATTTTATTAACAACCTTATCTTCTTTTTTATGTTTGTTGTTCTTTTCAGAAACAGTATCCTTCTTGCTATCTTCTTTTTCAGAAAGAAGTCTTTCAATATCTTCTAACTTGTCCATAATTATATTTTTATAGTACAATAAACAATACCTTCTTTTTTCATATCCTTAGTTGATTCATAGCACTCACGAAAAGTACTTATGTCTGCATCATTAGGATCATCGACCCACTCATCTCCTTGCTTATATTTTTCTCTGGTTTCTGAGTAGATCATACATAATTTATCCCCATGCTTCGCCATAATCCTTTCTTCTGTCACTTTCCTACGAAGTTTAATAAGGGGAAATCTTGTAACTATTTCTACTATCATTCTACACAATCTTTAAAAGCCCAAGAGATGTTATTCTCCTGGGCTGATGTTTATATTAAAATGGAAGGTCTTCTTCTTCCATAGGAGGGAAGTTCGGCATCTGTGCTTGCGGCTGTGGCTGCGTCTGATGCTGAGGCTTGGTGCTCCTTGTAGTAGGTGCCGGGGCAGGTGCAGCCGGCTGAGCCGGGGCCTGATACTGAGCAGGCTGTTGAGCAGGCTGTTGGTAATTCTGATACGGAATAGCACTCGGAACAGACTTGGGTTGTTGAACCTGTTGAGGCGCGGCCGGCTGCTGGGTATAAGTCTGAGGGGCTGTAGGCTCTTGCTGAGTATTTCCTCCTAAACCTAATTTAGCCATTATACCTGCTCTGATATCTTTAATAGAAGCATTGAACCTGTTTGAATATTCAGTAATCTTCTGATAAGTAAAGTTGTTTTGAGCTGAATAATCGAGGCTTTTCTTGCCATCAAATCCCGTAACCTCAACAGGGTCAGGCCAGCCATTTACGCCTTTTTTATAAAAACGTTCAACAAGCTGATCTTCTTCTCCGTCTACTCCGGCATATGCAATAATAAGTTCTGAAGAACCAAACTCATCTTCTTTCTTCTTCTTAAAGACATTGAAATAAATTTCACGACTAAAATCGATATTTTCGTAGTATTTTACGAAGCTCTTAACAAAGCCCTTGATATTTCCTTTTTGATTTACGAGAGGTATGGAAATACAATAGTTTTCATTAAGCTCGTAATCTTTCAACACGATAAGGAAATTAGTAACAGTATTTCCATTAGAGAAAGTACTTGACTTTAACCCGATGTAGTTGATGTACCCAACTACTCCATTATAATACTCTTTCCAATATCCTGCCGGCTGACCGCTATTAGGATTTATGTGCTGAACAAAACCTTCTTTTGGTTCGTTACTTTTTTCATACAAGTTACCATCTGAATTAATATACAGATAATAAGTTGTACCAAAACTTCTGTTTTCTCTAAAAGCCATATTATTATTTTTTTTATAGATTATACAATGTTTGATTTAAGACGTATGTTGATTCGTATTTAGGATTGAACATCTTTATCATCTTATACTGATCAGACCAATCCATAACAACATCTCCTTTTATAAGTGATTTTACGGAAGACAGTATATTTTCCTTACCGATAGAAAAATTAAAACACGGGCCTTCCAGCGCATTAAAAGGCATTGATTCCATTATCTTTTTTCTATTTCCAAAATCCTCAGACATTACTGTTATGCCGTTTTCTTCATCTACCTTAACATTGACAACATTATCCACTAAAGTCATGGAATTAAGAACCGATATAAGCAAATCCCTATCGAACTTAACACTCGAAGATTTTTCGAATTTATTACATACGTATTCGTAGTTAGGATACTGTTGTTCTACGTTCATATCCGATATAATCACATTATCAAAGCATAAAAACGTCCTAACACCATCTGTGGAAATACTGATCTCCGTATCCTTATCAGATAGAAAGCGGTATAAAATAGAAGCTGCGACCTCACTTAGCATAATCGACCTTTCTTCTACTGCATTAGCATACTCTTTCCTGTCTATAAACAGACGGAACATATCAGTAGAAACAATGTCAATATAGTCCTTCTTCACATTAAGAAGAATCGAGCATATAGCTGGTCTAAATTCATCCGATCCAACAAACGCAAAAGATCTTTTCATAGACTGAATGAAAGACGAACTCATAACACGAATACCATCACCTACAGGATAAAAGAAATCAGGGAAAGCCTTATCCTCAATCCAAGTAGAAGAAAAAGATCCTCTATCGTATTTAAAAACGATACTGTAATCGTTTTTAATCTCTATCTCTATATCCTGGTTATGATTTTTAAAAAACGAAATAAGAGTCCCGGCATCTACTAAAAGAGAAAACTTATAGTCACAAGAAATATCAGTATTCACATCGAAAATATCATCCGTATATGTTATACGTTCGTTCATGGCTTGTATCCGGATATGATCAAAATATAAAGTAATTTTTATATTCGATGTGACACAATCCTTTAGAACCTTATCAAACATCTTTGAAATGTTTGAAAGTTTCTCATTCATTAGTATGCCAGGAACTCTTACTTTCATTTTTTAAAACTTACGATTATGACTATCTAACACTGCAAATGTATTATTTTAAAATCTAATTACGAATTAATTGGATTTAAAATGATTTAAAATAGATTAAATGGTTCTTCTTGCTGCCTCTGCTATAAGCATTGCATCAACTATACCGTCATGGGATGTCTTACATCTTTCGTTTTTAACGAACGTATCGTTTGGCCACAGCCTTTTAGCGCAAGCCAATGACGTTTTCTTAGTATTCACCTTACTGGCCTCCATGACCTTATCAGAATGCGTCCAAACCAATTTCTGCCATGTTTTAGGGGCTATGAAATTAACGGAGCAACTTATGTCCGTAAATGCCATGCAAAGGGACAGGAACAGCCCATGTAGCTGGCCTTTGTTCTCCATGAGAGAGGCTGTAGAGGACGTGCTGACCCCGTACAGTGCGTGGACGTCCTCTATGACAAATACTACCCTATCAGGATTGTTTTCTACGATCGTATCCCGGCAAAAAACATATTCTTTAGTCAAGTCTACCGGCCCTGAAGCTGATATTCTTGGAGTGGAGATTCTTGATATTAGTTTGCTGTCTTGATCGATGCAGGCTATAGCTCCATCTTTTCCTGGATCTGCTGCTATATATAGTATCATAATGCACTAATTTAGATTCATGTCAATTTTGCCAATGCTGTCATCATCTTCAAAACCTCCATTGTCAGTAAGTTCGTAATCAATAGCCACAGCGCCGTTGCTAAGGATGTAAAAACCTTTAAACATCTTTCCTATTTCAATAGGATACACGACATTTACGTCCCTTCCAATATCCTCAAACGGCATAGCGATATCTTCTGTTTTAGCTTCCTTTTGTTTTGCTAATACACCAACGGGTATATTTTTACCTTTTATAGATGCGTATGTAACCATATACAGAATATTGTTATTGACAAACGCCCTATCACTGCTTACCTTATCCAAGCTGACATATATAATGTGTTTTATAAAACTATCGATATCTCCACATATGTTAATAGCTTCTACTTCTTTCGGAATAACGACTTCCACTTCTTCTGGTTTTATATTTTTCTTTTTCATTGAATTAACATTTTTGTATTTTGTTTTACTTCTTCAACAAGATCCTGATCTTTCATCATCTCTTGCTTAAGTTCCTCATTCTCCTTAATTCTTTTCACCCTATCGGCAAGAATCTTTTTGTATTTCTTATCCGAGATCTTTATAAACCAAGGACAGTTCCTTGATGGAATCCTTTTACATGGATAGTCAGTGAGACCGTTCGGTCCAAACTGCTCGCATCGGTTACATTTCTCTTCGCCCGTCATTGTAATTATATTTTAGGAAAACATTCTTCAAGTTCTCTATAAGAGCACTCTACTACAACAGAATCTCCTTTAGGGAGAAATACTAAAATAGAATCGATAGAAAAAACGCTATCTACTTTTCTTACAAGTTGGCCATGCTTGTAAGAAGACATGACCAACCTAATCCCATACGAATCTGAATAAGATCCTTTCCTACATGGAATTATGTTTTCAACGATATAATCAAAACCTCCGATATTAACTTCATCTCCAGCATTGATTTCCATGATAGGAACCATTTTAACTCTACGATCTATGCTTATTTTCATTTAGCGACTTCGAATTTTATTTGCTCCTTTGGTTCATAATTCCATACCTCAAAATCATCAGCTACAAAATCATAAAATCCTTTCCCTTCCATACGAGACGAGATAGTAACCTGTGGAACCGGGCCGAATAGGGATCGACGAAGGAGCTCGTTTGCCTGCTCTTCGTGCCGGTCATATACGTGCATATCTTGAATGAAGTGCGTAAAAATAGCCGGCTTCAGGCCTGCGTCGTGAGCGAACATCATCATAAGTGCAGCGTACTGTGCTACATTCCATAGGCCGGCAACAATAGCATCCTGGCTACGTTGATAAAGAGTCATATACAGCTCATCTCCTTTAACAGATAAATTAATCTGGAACGCGCATTCTTGAAGAGGCTTAAGACTATTGGTTTCAGGATCGAACATAGATGCCACTATTCTTCTTGATGAACGATCATTCTTGAGTGACCAAAGAATGAAGTCTGTTTGGTTAAGAAAACCGTAAAGACCATCATGGATGTCTATCATACCCTCTGGAGCTTTTCCGGTTCCCATATAAACATGTCTGTTCACCATATCTCCATAACATCCTTCTATCTTTCCATTATCATCAGCCCACTGATCCCATATATGAAGACCAAGTTCTTTAATATCTACCGATCTTTTTTGCCAAATCCACAAAATTTCTTTTATGGCATTCTTAAGATTAGTAGGTCTAAGAGAACCAAGAGGAAATTCCCGGCGAAGATCGTACTGGTTACATACTTGTAGGATACGCTTCACCTTGACGCCTGTCCCGTCACCGTAGACCGGTCGTTTTACCTCTTCCCACGGCTGGCTCATTATAAGAGCCAAATTGTCTTGAAATATTTTATCTACTCGCGACATAATTATATCTTTTTTATAAATTAAACTCTGCAAAATCTATTTCAGATCCGGTTGACAAATTGATCATTGACTTCTCAAGTTCTTCCATTGGAATAGGTTCAACAATTCCTTCGTTTGAAAGTGTTTTATTATAGAAATCAATAACCACCGGATCACTTGTCTTTACCGTTTTAGGGATAGGTTGACGAAGATACATTCCGTCCAAGCTTTTCACTCTGGAAAGTGCCGTATATAACTGTCCTGTTTCAAAAGAGTTCGATACGTCCATCATGGCAGCATCTAACGTAAGACCTTGGCAGCGATGAACAGTTATCGAATAACCAGCTTTTATCGGGTACTGAACAATAGAACCAATAACTTCAGATTCTACCTTGTACCCATTTCTGACATATTTTACTTTATCAAACGAACATGGAGTAATAATAACCTTAGTATGTTCTTCATCTTTAGGACGATCAAGAACGACTTCAATCTCTCCATTTTTAATAGAAGACACAACACCAAGAGATCCATTTACGTACTCTCCTCCGTTTCTGGTAATCATAACCCTGGAACCTTCTTTTATAAGAAGCGTCTTTTCAACAGGAGCTTCTTTAGGATAATCACCTTTTATAATAGCTTCGAACTTTCTTAAAGATCCAGGTACCGAATTTATCCTCATCTCATTAATGGCCGTAGCCTTGGCATTAGTCGTAACGATCTCAACATACCCGGCGCCATTTTCAGGCTGAATACATCTGCTATTTAACGTACTAAACACATCATCGTCCATCTGACCATCACGAACCTTATTAAGGATGCTGATAAATTTCTCATCTTTCTGGCGATATATTTTTTCAAAAGAAACCATTTCCATGCCAGAAGCCATAAGGGACTTGGAGCTAAAGAAATAAGATGTATCGTATATTTCTCTAAAGAAATCCTCTTTAATAACAGGAGGGAGCTGAAACAGGTCGCCTACCATAATAAGTTTCACACCACCAAACGGATCCTTGTCGCCTCTTGCGTGACGAAGAATGTCAGCTACATTATCAAGAAGATCAGGTCGAACCATAGAAATCTCGTCTATGATAAGATATTTTATATTCTGTAAAATCTTTTCGGATTCTCCTCTGAACTTGTTTTCGCAATTATCCATAAACTTACCCTTCCTTATTTCAGGAATGTAAGGTTGCATACCGATTCTGAAAAAAGAATGAATGGTTTGGCCGCCTGCATTAACAGCAGCAATACCGGTAGGAGCGACAACAACCGCATTTTTTAATGCCGGTATAATACGTTTAAGGAAGAATGTCTTCCCAGATCCGGCCCTACCTGTTATAAAAAGCGGTTTAGGTGACTTACAAATAGACTTAATAGCCTTTCCTTGAGCGACATTACCTTCAGACATAACTGAACGAAGAACGCATTCCATTAGTTTTTTGTTGTAACTTATAGCCATATTTTTCTGATTTTGTTCTATAAAACAAAAGTATGAAAATAAGATAAAACATAAAACATAAAATGAATTAATTAGAATTAAAAAGAAATAATAAATTAGATAAGTGGCTTTGTAACAAATTCTAATATTCTATTCTAACATATCATTTCAATAATCATATCATCTTTATTTTTAGGCATTACCATATTAACAACATGCCCCAATACAGAATAAGACCATTGCCTATATTTTCGAATAAGTTTTCGAACAAAGAACTCGTCATAATCCTCCTCCATATCATATATAGCACATTCTTCTAATATTTGTTCCTTTTTTATATTAAGGAATAATAATGCTTCTCTTATATAATCTCTTATTCTCCTGAACTTCAAATCATCTCCAAATTTACTAAGTATCAAATCCTTAATTTTAATAAGTAGATTTATTTTAAATCTTCCATCTTTAGTCATAAACTTCCTCACCCCCTTTCTCTTCTTTAGGTTTTGAAGAATAAATTCAGCTACAGCACACACCTTCGATTTCGTCCTCTCCTTTCTTGCTGTATCACATCTTCTCTCTCCCTTTACTTTTTTAACACAACGAAACCTGGTTTTACTAACAAACATATCTCGATATTTCTCTCTGGCATTCTTGAGATATCTTGCGTACCCTATTCTTTTTACTTCTCTTATCTCACTTATGACAACATTTGTTATATAATTAAGATCCTCTATGCGAGTAGTTGTAATACCAAAATATGTCACTCTAAAAAAATAAACAATACCAGACGCTAACTTATCATAATCTACTTGAATGCTTGAAAACGGGTTTGCATTGGCTAAAATATACGCTACTGTTTGCATCTTGAACATCCAATACATATTGGAAGGAGCCTCCCATACACCAGTCTCTTCAAACTTTTTAATTCTATCTTTATGCCACTCATCTCTGGCATATTTAGGAATACCAGGAAAAATCAATGAGTTTTTAGACTGTCTGATAGCCATCTTCCCTTCCGATACCTGACGAGCCTCAGAAGGTGTAAGCGAGAAATTTCTCCTTAAAAGCGAAAAATTTGATTCACCATTAATTGTAATTGAAATTATGTCAATATCTTTGTCCATATTTGAGTTTTTTAATTTCTGCAAATATAGCAGAAATTAATATACGATGTATGATACATGTATATTAATTTAAAGCTCCGGTCTGAGATAGATAGGAGCTTTTATTATTGTTGACATTATTTAACACACAAGGCGGTTGGTAATAGCCTCATTTTCAGCAAGTGGCAATTTGGATATATAACATACTTCGTATGTATATAGCAGAAAATAAATTTTCAACTATATAATAGCTTAAATGGATTTAATCTATTTACTTTCGGGAACACTCATGCGGTTTCCGCATTCGTATTCCCTTCTCTATATAATCATTACACTACATATGGATTTATAATAAATATTCCATTTTGTTGTCATATGTTCGATTTATCAACATATGATAACAAAATGGATAGTAAAATACAAAATGTTATTACAAACTGATTCCATGAGATAAGCTGGACAGGCGGCAGGCTCAGGGCAGGCCCGTGTCACCGCACCGACAGCCCCGGCAGCAGGGACAGCTTTTCATGTGGAACGATTAACCTTATTATATATATAAAATACGTTAATTTTAAATTTATAAATCCTTAATCCTTATCTTTGTATCAAAACGATAATCTCATGAAAGAAAGTGATAATAAAGATGTTAGTAATAGAGCTTATAGGCTTTTAGTACCTTATTCCAATACGGTGGATATGGCGAAGAAGATACTTCTGTTTTATAACGGATACCTAATGGCTTCAGGCAATGAGAAGAATGTCATAGATGCGAGGCACTTAAATCTTCTTGCCTATTATTTTGTATTTGGGTACTCGTATGAGACGAAGAAGAAGTTTTCTCATTGTTTCAGTACCGATCTTCAATATGTGTCGGTTTTGGATACGGAGATGAAGAAGCGTGGTATTTTGATTGACCGTGAAGGGAATTACAGGACCAGGTGTTTGTGCCCGGATATAGAGAACATGCGCCGTCTTTTTGTATTGGAGGGTTCAAGAGATCAATGTGCGTTGGTTTCTTTATTTTACAGAAAAAAAACTTTTGAAGCCGATGGCGAAGAATAATTTCCCTATATCATTTGAGTCACATATTATAGATGATGTGATGGATAAGACCGGGAGCGTTTACGACCGAAACCAAATACGTGACGTTTTTAGAGCCAGTATTTCTTATGCTAATAACTTATGTACGTACACAGATAACGTGTCTGTATCGTTCCCGTATGTAGGCGATATGGTTTGTAACCTTCATGAGATGGAGAGGCGCAAACACAATCTTGAGCGTCTTAAATCCAAGGTAGAAAAATTATCTAAGTATCAGGAAAAAGAACTTCAGTGCCTTGATATTAAGATAAGGATGATAAAGGATGCTTATGACTCAGGTGAGATAAAAGGTGGGGATATGTTGATAAAACACAACAAATTATCTATCTTTAAATCTCGTAAGGGTCATAGTTTTAGTGAAATACAAAATATTCAAGAACAGGAATTTAACAGATAATGAAATGAAAAAGATTTTGCAAGCGGAAGTTATATACGATGCTTTTATGGATACGATATTAAAAAAACTTCCAAGAAGAAAAGAGGATTATCCTGATTGGTACAAAGAACGTCTTGAAAAGTGTGAAGGATGTAAATTCAACACCAAGAACGTTCCTAACTCTATGCTTCCTCTTTCTTTATACGTAAGCAAGAAAATAGGTAAAAATCGTTGTTCGGTATGTACGTGCTTCATCAAGCAAAAGGCCTGGAGCAAGACAGAGGAGTGTGCGCTTGGGGAGGGGCTTCCCCGTCCTTCGTGGATGGACCGTCAGTATTCTATTGATTTTTATGATGAGAAGTCAAGATGGAACAGATTAGAGCTTATTACAATGGATTCTGATGAGTTTAATGTTATTTCTACAGATGACAAGCAATATAACATTGACCTATCTAAAGACGGTAAATCATTTGAAATCATTTTTGAACCGGTAGAGAAAGGAAACAGTATAAAGTTTTCATTCGTTCTTGAGTCGAAGCATGATATGAAGATAACAGCATCAGAGACATCTTGTGGTTGTACGTCATCTAATTTGAATATCATAGACTCCCGTCACTTTAAGTTCAATATAGAGATACATACATCAGGATTTGGAATAGGAAGATTCGTAAAACATATGACCGTTCACTATCAAAAAGATGGGTCTCAAAAAGAGGAATCGATTCCGTTTAATTTTGAAGGTACTATAATTCAAAAAAGTTAAGTTATGGGCGGATGTGGTAAAGCAAGGCATTTACAATGCGAGGATAAAAGGAAGTCCTTATTTTCTATGTTGCAGGCATCTTGTGACGATCTCCCCGATTATTCTGCCGGAGACATTCTCTATGCTGTACTTAGATCTTTTGCAAAGAAAAGAGGATTGTCTGTTTCTTTTTTAAGGACGTTGACAGACAGCGAGCTTTTTGAAGTGGCTGATTATAATTTGTCAATGGAGTTGATGGACGTTATTATTCATGATAAAAAGGTTCTTGACAATGAAGAAGATTGATTTTGATTCAGATATAAAGCATCTTATTTCTTATTACAACCATCTACTGTCTGCGCAAGATAAGGTGGGAGAGGAGATGGAAGATCTAACTAAGGATATTATTAGGAAGAAGGATGAGGAAAACAACATAGAGTTAGAAGACTTTATTGATTTGGAGGAAAAGTCGTTTATGACCAACTTGTATCAACAAGAGATGCTGAAAGTATCTTCTTCTATAAAGGCAGTTTACAGGTTATCTATTAACGCCGGTCATGATCTTAACATAGATGATGACAGCAAGAAGGTTCTTGACAGGATAGTAAACGACGGAGAATCGGATTTTATTATGTACGTTGATAATAATACTGGTTCTGTTGTATTCAAAGACGAGTCTGTTGAGGAAGGAATAAAAAACATGTGTAAGTATCGTGTTGATCCATCTTCTCTTGAAGACAGGTTTAATATGCTTAAGTCTCAGTATGAGGCTTTTTTAAAAATTATCAACAATGAAAGCAAGAAAGCCGACTAACGATGATGTCTCTTACGTAGATCGGAAACTTCTTGTGCTAAGGGATCAGATAGATAAGGCTGAACGTTATCTATCTGAAAACCCTTGGGATAAAATAGAAGATTCTGATAAGAGGGAGAAAGAATTTAGGTTTCAAAAAAGCTTGTCTGATAGCTTAATGCAATGGACTGAATCTTATATTAAGATGTGTGGGATAATGGATGTCTATAATCAGCTTGAGGCTGCCAAAAATAAGAAAAGCCTAAAAGGAGGACAAACAGTATCAGGTATTCAGTCTTTTGTTAAGAATGAGGCTAAGAGCAAGCTCGATAAGTAGTTTTGTCATGAATTTTGATAGCAAAGAACTTTATATAAATATGGGTAACGATATCCCGTTATGGAATGACCTGTATTCTTATGAAGAGCAAGACGATGATGTCAAGCAATTCTGGGAGAATGAGGCTATGAAACTCCTTAACGGTGTTACCATAAATGGGGTATTTATACATCCTTGGCTATATTGGCATATCAATTTCTGGAAGATGATGATTGACGTAGGAGATGATCGTATTCCTGGAAATTCTCAGCTTCGTGATAATGAATGGATGTTTGCCGAATTTCTAAAGCAGGCGGAAGAAGAGAATAAAGGAATATTCATGTTCGGGTGCCGTCGTTTTGGAAAAGCCCTTCTTGACTCTGAGATACTTTATCTTGAGGACCGGGAAAAGATGATAGGAAATATCGTTGTAGGGGATAAGATATATGACGATAAAGGTAATTTGGTAGAAGTCGTAGGTGTCTATCCTCAAGGGAAAGTAACTACATACAGAGTCGTATTCGAAGACGGTCGTAACGTTATTTGCTGCGGTAATCATCAATGGCGTGTCAATCATGGAGGAAAATGGCATGTTAGGAGTCTTAGAGCCATAGCCGGATTGGATTATAAGAGTATGTCTATTCCAGTAGGTGAGGCCCTGAACTACCCTACGGCAAAGCTGCCGGTTCCACCGTCGGCCTATGCCTCGATGCTGGCGGCTTATCTCGGTGGCTATAGTGGGGATATGTTTTTCGATAAATACATTTGTAAGAAATTTCTAAGATCATCCATAGATCAAAAGAAAGATTTTATAGAAAACTTCATTCGTTCTTTCAGAAATGTAGTAACCGGAGAAGAAGAGCTTACGTTGTCTCATATTGACATGGATGTCATAAATTTTGTACAACGTATGTTTTGGGCTTCAGGTTGGTATGCTAAATTGGAGGGGAACAAACTTATACTATCAAGGAATCGTAAGGAATTAAAAATAAGATCCATATCAATATACGGAAAGGAACATGCCACCTGTATAACCGTTGATAATGATTCTCATTTATTTTTGACCACCAATTACGTCGTTACTCACAATACGGCTATAATGAGCTCCCTACTGGCTCGTAATGCTACAATGACATACAATTTGACGCATAATGTTATTGGAGCAAGTAAAGAAGACCTTGCCAATATGGGAGAGTATCTTGAGTTTGGACTTGATAATCTTCCTCCTTATCTTACTATAAACAGGACCGGTAACGACTGGACTAAAGAAGTTGTTTTAGGTACAAGAAACATCAATAACCAACGTGATGTTCATGCCAGAATAAGAATCACCAACGTTGATGATGGAAAGACGCGAGGCTCATTGAAGACCGCAGGTGGAACTCCATATACGTCTATATATGATGAGGTAGGTAAATTTCCGGTGCTTGGAGCATGGCTTGCCGGTAGGCCGGCTCATATGATGCATGGTAGAATGAGGGGCGTTTGTCTTATGGCTGGATGTTGTTGTGCTGGAACCATAGTATATAAATCAAATGGTGAGCCATGCCGAATAGAGGATTTGAAGCAAGAGGATGGAATAGTAGGATTCGATAATGTATCATCAAAAGCTGTAAGTCAAGACATAACATCAGTGAACCCTCCTGCCGAGCAAGAGTGTTACAGAATAACAACGAAAAGAGGAAGGGTGCTTGAATGCAGTGGGGATCATCCCATATTGACTGTTATAAAGAAAAGAAGTGGTGAATTTAGGTATTTTGGGGCTGACTTCAGAAGAGCTGACTCTCTTAGAGTTGGTCGTAAAATATGTGTATCGGATGGTGTGGATATATGGGGAGATAAAAAAATGTTTGATCCATATCTTGTTGGTATTCTAATAGGGGATGGGAGCTATGGTTTTGATAAGACTCCTGTCGTGTCTACCAGTGATAATGAGGTGTATGATTATATACGATCTAAATATGAGTGTTGTATAGAGAAACAGTATAAGACTAAGAACGGAAAAGACTATAGGGAAATAAGAATAAAAGGTATATGCCATGAGTTAAGGGAACTTGGTATATATGGTCAGACTAAAAAAAACAAAACACTTCCTTTAAATATACATTTATATAGAAGGGAGGATGTTATTATGATGATTAGGGGGTATTTTGATGCTGATGCTACTTTTTGTTCTAATAATGATAAAAGACATCATCGTATAAGTGTAGGATCTTGTAATAAACATCTTCTTGAAGAAATAAAGGATGTTCTTTTTAAATTTGGAATACATAGTACTATTTCTTATAGCCCATCTAAAAATCCAGCAGATAGATCTATTATTCTTGATTCATATGTATGTAATATATTGGATAAATTATCCATGTTTAAATATTGTAATATAATTGGAACAGATATAGGATATAGAAGAGAAAAACTTGATTCTATAAGGGAATTTAGTTCTAATTTTAGCACATTTGGTTCTTTTAGGTCAAAATATTTAGATGGAGTGATAATAGAAAGGATAGATAAGATAGAGTATATAGGAATTAAGCCTGTTTACAATCTCACTGCATCAGATACTCACACTTATATAGCAAATGGTATTATAACTCATAATACCGGAGGTAATGTAGAAAAGTCTCAAGATGCCCAGAAAATCATGAACTCTCCGGACGAATATGGATTCATTATAATGAATTATGATATTCTAAATAAGAGAGTTATTAAACCAACATGGCGTATATGTAAATCTGGATGCTTTGTTCCGGCCCAGATGTCTCATGCTTATGAAAAGAAAGAAACGACTCTTGATAAGTATCTTGGAGTAGAGAATGCTCCCGGTCTTAAGAAGATAAAAATAAAAGTTTCAGACTTTGATAAAAATACTGGAATAATAAAATCACGTCTTGATGAACTTGTCAAAAAGGATAGAGCTTTATACGTTCAGGAACGAATGGCATTTCCTTTGTCTATAGATGATTGTTTTCTTAATACGAATGTAAATAGGTTTCCTGTAGAAGATGCTTTGAAGCACAAAAGCCGTCTTCTTGAAGAAGGTAGGCCTGGTAAAACAGTGGATATTTATCAGATAGACGGCATGAAAATGGGGTATAATTTTAGTGATAAGCAGCTTGCTGATTATCCGTTTCAAGGTGGTAACATAGATTCTCCTGTTGTTATATATGAGGATCCACCAGAAGAAGGAGGTGTTTTTGATTACACTTATGTCTCATCTCTCGACCCCTATAAATCAGACAAGGCTGATACTGATTCTGTTGGTTCGTTTTATGTACTTAAAAGATATGTAAAAATCAACGATCCATTTGCTTATTGTATAGTAGCATCATACGCATCACGTCCTCCATCTTCTGATGATTTTTGTAGGAATTGTGAAATACTTCAAGAAGCGTATGGGGCCAAGTGTCTTATGGAGAATGCCGACCGAATGTATGAATTTTATCTTACGAGACGAAATAAGCAGCTTATGTTGCTGGAAGATGGCGAACGTCTTGCCGGTAAGATTATCCGTGCCGGCGCCCGTCAGAACAACAAGCTCGGTTTGGCTCCTACGGTTCCCAATCAGCGCATGCTTTTCAATACCGTTATTCAATATTGTTGGGAGGATGTTGTTGTTGGGTATGATGATGATGGTAATGAAATAACACAGAAAGGTATTTACCGTATCCCTGATATAGAACTTCTTGATGAGATCATAGCCTTCGGCCCTGGGACCAACACCGACCGTATCATAGCCTTCGGCCACGCTCTTCTTCTGGCTAAGTATTATGATGATATGGGTTACATGCCTGAAAGCACGACTCAGAAGGAGAATCAAAAGAAGAGAGAGCGCAAGAAGATAGAACAGGTCAAAGGATTTACGGTAAGAAGACATAACCCATACAAAATGAGGTGACGAGAACAAATTCCTTATCTTTGTGAAAAATAGGATAATAGGATGGAATATTTCAATAGAGATCAGGCTTTTCCGGCCAGAGGAGTATTTTCAGGGTTGCCGGTGCAGGCGATACCTACCAAGAGAAAAACCAGGGAGTGGTTTAAAGCCACTATGGATTCTCTTGAATTGATTGGTTTGAAGCAGCTTGATGAGAACCAGAAGTTCAAGGATTTTTATAGGATGATGGAAGGCAAGCTGTCATTTATGGAGCTGAAAGACGTAATTCCTTATCTTAAGGATGTTCAGTCTATAAGGGACAATGTAAATATTCCATCATTCTTACGTCATTATGATATAATAGGTACGATCGTAAACGCTTTTGTAGGATGGTTGGGAAATCTTTCTGACAAGTATAATGTAGTTGGATTGGACGAATCTGAAGTGAATCAGTATTCTGCCACGAAGGAGAATCTTCTTTATAATTACATTAGAGAGGAATTGGACAGAAGGGTTAGGCAAGAGTTATTAAATAGAGGATTGGATCCGGATTATAATAATTTTGCCAGCGAAGAAGAAAAGCAGGCTTATGCTCAGCAGATACAAGAGGTGAAAGCATCTATGACCCCTCCTGAGATAGAGAACTTCATGAATACAAAATGGAAGACTGCCGAGGTTATATGGGGTTCTCATACGCTTGAAGCAGACAGGGGGCGTTTTTACATGGATGAGATAGATACTGAGAATTTCATTGACTATCTTCTTACTGGTCGTTGCTTTAGAAATTACCATGTAGGATACGACTATTATAAGCCGGAGAGGTGGTCTCCGTTGAATACGTTTTATTCTAAGACATTAGATAGCAAGTATCCTCAATATGGGGATTATATTGGTCGTGTTCATTATTATACTGCCAATGATATTATAGTAAGGTGGGGGCATCTTCTTACGGCAAAAGACAAGCAAAAGCTTATAGGAGGTGCTGATAATTTCAATGGCACTTATAACAATGGTGATAATGGGAGCTATGTAAGTTTATCCAAATCGGCGAGTGTAGGGATGTTATATCAGAATAAGGTAATACCTTGGAAAGGATATAATGATTATGCTTCTATAAAAGCTTATGAGGATTATTACGGTATCCCAGCCGGCACATATACCGGATACGATAGTAATGGCAACGAATATCACAGAACCAGATTCATGCCAAATTTAGAGCATGGTAATTATTATAACCGTGCCCAGAGTTTAAGCGACGAGCATGTTCGTAGTGATTTGTATCAGGTAACTGAATCATATTGGGTATCCCCGGCTCAGGTGTATGTAATTACCTACCAAACTGAAACCGGATTAGTAACTACCGAAATGGTAACCGACGAGCTTCTTCAGGACTTTTTACAGGAAAATGGTATTAAGAAAATTACCAGAACCATGAGTAAGGGAATGGAGAACCCGGAGATTAATACCTATTTCGTAGATTACGTTCCACAGGTAAGGTACGGGGTTAAAATAAGTGGAGGTGCCCTCGCTCAGGACAACCTGTATCTGGATGGAGAACCTATCGATCACCAGATAAAAGGGGATAGCAACATCTATGACTTTGTTTTACCTGTTGCCGGATATATCGGTACTTCTATGGCTAACAGGATTCAGCCATATCAAATATTCTATAATTTCTCCATAAACCAGATAAACAATATTCTTGAAAAGGAGATCGGTAAATTCTTCTTAGGAGATATAAATCTGGTTCCGAGTGAATACAAGGATTTGGGTGAAGATGTGGCTGATATATGGGCAAACCTTCTTGATGTAGCTAAGTCTGTAGGTGCTCTTACATTAGATACCTCATCTCAAAACACGAAAGGTGGTGTCCCTTTCAACCAGTTTGCTGTCTATGATTTGTCCCAGACAGAGCAACTTAAAACAAGAATGGAACTTGCTGAATGGTCGAGGATGAAATGTTTTGAAATGGTTGGTATCACGCCTCAAGTAATTAACGGCCCCAACAGGTATGAGACCGCCACCGGGGTCCAGCAGGGCGTTACAGCATCTATGTTACAAACACAGATATACTTTGATAACTTCGGTTACTTCAAGAAACGCGCTTTGGATCTTCATCTGGCTGTTGCTCAACAATGTCAGGAAGAAGGAAAGGATATTTCTGTAATGTACACAAAAAGTGATCTTACCAGAGCGTTTTTATCTATAGGAACCGACGGTCTTAGTCTAAGGCATCTTGGTGTTCAGGCATTATCTAATTCCAAGAAAAGGGATGAGCTTGAGAAATTTAAAACTTTCATGTTGCAGCTAAATACAGCCGGAGGCGATATTTACGATCTTGCATCTATCTTCACATCAGATTCTATGGTGGAACTTATACAGAATGCAAGGAATACTCGCGCATACAACGAGCGTCAGATGCAGCAGCAACAACAGAATCAGATGCAGCTTAACCAGCAACAGATACAAGCTGAAGCTGCTGAGAAGGATAAGCAACGTCAGCATGAACTTGCTTTGGAAGACAAGAAAGGTCAATACAGGATACTTCAAGAGAAGATTCAGGCGGCAGGCAGGGCGGCAGACGCCAAGAGCGACGCCACCTCCCTCAACTTCCTGGCTTCTGTTTCAGATCAGACCGTAAGGCAAGCTGATATAGAAAGCAAGGAAAGGATAGAGGATAAGAAGCTCGAAAACGATTCCAAACTTCATGATGATGAAATGAGAATAAAAATGGAAGAGTTAAAATTAAAATCCAAAGAACTTGCCCAACGAGCGAGGGAAGACGCCACCAAAAGGTATGTAGCCGGAATCAATAAGAATTAAGGATTAAATATCCCCAAATTTCATTAGAAAATCTCTAATAAAATTTGGGGATATTTAATTTTTAGTGAAGATTAAACACTTATAAGTTTTTTGTCTGAAATATAGGTATTTAAATATTTTTGCAGTATGGGAAAATTAGAAAAAAATGGAATAGTAGAATTGGACGATATTTTTAGTATCGGTCCGGTCGATGATGTTTATAATAGGGAAGAAGATATTCTGCCTATTAATGGTAATGAACCGGCTAAAAAAGATGAGAAGCCTGTAGAAGAAGGTTCTCAAATTAAAGAAGAGCTGGTTGTTGATCCTACTCCTGATCCTAAAGAGGATAAAAAAGGAGAAGAGAATGTAGTTGACGTTAATCAGGATCAGGTAGAGACCCCGGTTGTCAATTACAGAAAAGTATTGGATGCCCTTTCTTCAAGGGGAATCATTCCCGATTTGAAAGATGTGGTATTTAGCGGTGAAAACGGCGAAGAGATTACTATCAATGATCTTGATTTTAGTAAAGAAGATTCGTTGTGTGATATACTATCTACAGTCCTTGAAAGCCAGAAAGAGGACATTGTTAAGGATAAGATAGATGTTACCTCTGTTTCTGATATTACTAAGAAGCTTATCCAGGCTGATAAGGCCGGCGCGAATATCGTTGATATTCTTAAGCAATATGATACGAATGTCGCTCCTATAGAAAAGCTTGACATTGAAAACAAAGCAGATCAGATAAAGATCGTTCGCCATTATGTTGATCTTCTTGGGTTGCCTAAAGATGAAGCTGATGAGTTTTTCAAAGGCATTATCAATAAAGGTGAAGAGTATGTTGAAGCAAAGGCTATAAAGTATAAGGCTGAGCTTGATAAGAGAATGGATGATATTATCCAGCAACGTACTAAAGAGGCTGCCGAAAAGAAGGCGAAGGATGCAGAAGATTTTAGAAGGTATAAGAAAGACCTTAAGTCTTCTATCCAGGCAAAGTATCAGCTAAATGACACTATGGTATCTAAAGCTCTTGATTTTGCCCTAAAACCTTCTGAATCGAATCCCGGAATTACCAAAGCATTTAATAGGGTAAGGGAGATGATGATGAATCCGGAAGAAGCGCCAGATTTGATTATGTTTCTTATGAACCCAGGAGAGTTCATAAAACAGAAGTCGAATCAAGCTGTAGTTGATGAGAAAAAGAAAATTTATAAGCTCATCAGCCATACAAATAAAGACAAGAGGGTGGCTCCGGTAGATGATAAAGGTGATCAAGTTCAAGGTGTGAAGTTCGATGAAATCAGTATAGATTAAAAATTAAAACATTTTTTCGTTCATGGCTAATGTACTTTTAACAAAAAATTTCCCGGCCACCATGAATGGTGACACGGTGATTGGATATACCGACGCTAAAGTCGTTAAGCAAAGTATCGTAGAACACGATCTTAGCTCTTTAGAAGATTGGTACTACGAAGATCCGGATAAGAATCATCTGGGTATGCTTGAGTTGTTTTCTAACATTACAAACTATCCTCTGCCTATGTATATGGGTATGATTAAACAGGATGCTACTATTACCGTAAATGGTATCAATGGTTCATTCCGTTATGATCTTCCGGTATCAGAAACGTATGAGGTGGTTACAGTAGAAGACACGTCTTTGAAATATGCAAAACCTGGTATTGATGAAAGCTTCTTCGAAATTGTGTTGAATGCACAATTCAAACAAGGAGATGTTATTACTTACGATGTGATTAATGGTTGCCAGGCTCTTATCTCTACAGAGCGTCCTCCGAAACAAGAAGGTGAAAACTGGAGATACTGGTGTAAGTTGTGGGGCCGTTCTCGTGCTAAATATTTCCCGAAAGACATGCTTCGTGCCGGTATTAAATACTGGAAGGTAACAAACGTTCTTGGTGAGTTCTCTACTCAGTTCTCTGGTGTAGGAGGTGCTTCTAAGGCCGGTTCTATGACTTGTGAATTTACGCTTGGTGGACACCGTGGTGTTGAAGGTGAAACGACTATGTACGCTGGTATTAAGTCTTTGGCTTATGCGGACGAACGTACACAGAATTTCATCGACAAGGCTTACCAGAAAGTTCGTCAGCTTTCTGAAATCAGAGGAGGTGATGCAAGTTATGCTATCATCGGTTCTCGTCTTGGTGACGGAAGCATTGATATGCGTACAGCTCGTGTAGCCAATACAGTGTCTTTGTTCTGTTTGGCTGAGTTGGCTAAGATGGAAGCATACGAACTTATGTTCATGCGTGGAGGTAGAGTCAAGGGTCATAATGGTGTTTTGATGAAAAACGAAGGTTTGTACCATCAACTTCGCCGTGGTTTCGTTATCTCATATGCACGTCCGGGCGGTATCAAGCGCGAACACTTCCTGGCTGCTGCTGACTATATTTTCCGTGGTCGTAGCGATATGCCGATTGAAAATCGTGTAATGAAATTCAAGGTAGGTGCTATGGCTTACAAGAACATCGTTGAAATCTTCCGTGATGAGTTCTTCTCTCAATTGGGTGCCTTGGCTCCGCTTATGGGTACAGAACGTATTATCAATAATCCGGTAACAGGATCAAACGATGCTCTTGAATTAGGAACTGTAAAGATCAAGGGTGTTACTATTCCGGGTATTGGTAAGGTTATTGTAGAACACGAACCTTCTTTGGATTACGTTGATATGGTAGATAGAAGCCAGTTGGTAGACGGTATGACTCCTATCACATCATATTCATGTATTATGGAAGACTTGACCGCTCCTGAATATTCCAATGCATTCGCCGGCATCCCTGCTTCAGCCGAAGCTCGTATTGGTAATATCAACAGCAACGTATTCTACGTTAAGCCTGATATCGGTTCTATGTGGTGGGGTTACGAACAAGGTAGATGGTCATCCAGAGTATCGGCTCAAGAAATTGTATCCAGCCATCCTCGTATGTCAGAACAATTCTGGTGCCATTCTGTATCGGCTTGTTGGGTAAAAGATACCAGCCGGTTCGTAACAATTGAATTGTTACCAAGCTCTTTGTAATCATAACTTTTAATATTAACTTGCGGTCGGCTTTAAAACCGGCCGCAAATTTTGTTTCTAACATAGTCTTTTCATATATGAAAAGACGTAGGGTATATAAAAAAATGGGAAAAAAGATTTTTGAAGAAAGCCATGAGTCTAAGAAACTGCTGGCTACCGTAGGAGGAATGAAGATATATTCCGACTCTATTTATGTTATAACAGGTAAGATGGATGAAGAAGCTCCTTCCGGATATCAGGAAAGAGGCATTTCCAAGACTCCTTTCCCTGGGAACAAGACAGTATCTTGTTGTGGATGGGATAAGGATCTTAGGGTGTATGATACCGGTTTCTTCATCAATTCAGCATGTTATAAAGGTTACTCACTTGAAGACAAGAAGAATGAAATGGATATGCGTATTAAGAATATTCGGTATCCGTTTGAAGAAACTGTCAATGAGGACCTGGACCAAAAGAACTTCGATTTCTGGGATTCTTACAGAATTGACTTGTATGATGGTCGTTTGTTCTACACTAATGACGTTCGTGATTTATTTGAGTTGTATATAGCTATTTTGTCCAAGTCTCTTACTCCTAAAGAGGAAGACGGTAATCCGATGTATGTTGAATCTTATTATTGTGTAGAAGACAAGACTACGGCCGTAGATATCAGGAAACAACGTCAGATTGACAAGGCTGATATTTTATACGAGTTCATGAACAAACTGAAAGGATCCGAGGCTGAAAGGAAAAGCATCTACGATCTGCTTTTGTATCTTGATATCATATATAGCGTAGAGCTTGATCAGAGCATGGTTCAATACATATTCACTAATTGGATTGATGCTAAGAATACGAACGTTGACATGTATAAAGAAGCAAGCTCAAGGTTCTTGTCTGATGATGAATCTTCTGAGGGAATGCAGGTGATCAAATTCCATCGTATGATTAGGGAAATGATCGAGGGACTGGCTGTCACCGTCAACACCGACGGACTGTATCTGAATGGCGAGCTCCTGGGCGCCGACGCTATCTCTGCGTCTATGGCTCTTGCTTCCAATAAGTCGATGTTAGAAACCAAGTCACGTGTTCTGGAAGCGTATAATGCTTTAAAGAACAAGCATAAAAAAATAGAAGGAGATAAGTCTGACAAGAAGAAAAAGGAAGACGAAAAAGGTTTTGATATTGATCAATACGCTGATAAAAAAGAATAATTTATGAAGATTGTTGATTGTTATCTTCGGGCCTTACAGAAGGCTGAAGAAAACATGACCAACGGTGGTATAAAACTTGACAAGGCACGTTTTGTTCAGCTTTTTAATGACGAACAAAACCGCCTTGTTCGTTATATCCTTGATAAGAAAAACGAAGAGGATATACGTTATATCCAAAAGTTAGTTGTGTATTCAAAAGAACTTGACGAGAAAGGAGATAAAGATAATCCGGAAAGCACTTTGTTTTCATTGCCTTCTGATTTCTTTTCTTTTTCAAACATATCAGGCGTATTTACCAAAGGTGAATGCACGGTCACTGATTTTACCATGTGGGAGGCTAAGAACGAAAACCCGCATGAGCTTCTTGCCGACTTTTTTAACAAACCTGATTTTGATTTTAGGGAAACGTTCTACACTATAGGCGAAGATTCGGTAAGGGTGTACAAGTCTGGTTTTGAGGTAGACACCGTTTACCTTACGTATTACCGCTATCCTAAGGAAGTTGACATCGAAGGATATGTTAAATCCGATGGTTCTAATTCAACCGATATAGATCCTGAATTAGATGATAAATTAATTGGTATTATCCTTAACATGATTGAAAAGCAATTTGCTTTGAATGAAAGCGAATATGGACGTTATCAAATAGACTCAAACAACGTCCAATCTCCTTTATAGCAGAATAAAGACGTGTCCTAAATTAAAGACTATCAAAAAGCATTAAGAATTAATTAATTCCTAATGCTTTTTGTTGCTTATATGACTATCGCTATTTTTGAGACAGATAACAGAATACTAATTTTTAAAATATTATAAGGCTATGGCTATCCATAAACCGTATGACAGACACATTATCTGTCCTCCGCACGCTAAGTTGGCGGACGTAGATTCTTTGTTGCTTCAAGAAGGTCAGATCGCTATCTATGATTTGGATGGTGAGCAGACTAAAGATGGTTTGAAAGCGTTGAAAGACTTGAAAGGATATCGTAAGGACGAACAACGTTTCCAGATCAGAATCGGACGTAATGAGATGGTGAACGACCGTGTATCTGATGATAAATCATTCTCTACACCTACGTTTGCTATCGATGAAATCATAGAAGTGTATGCTTCTGCTCCGAAGAGCAAAGAGATTAAGGTAGACGAAGTTATCTTCGGTTACAACGGAATTGACGACAATACCGCTATTACAGCAAGAAAAGGCGATCGTATTCCTATCCATATTAAGCTGACAGGACGTTTGTTCGAGCTTCGTGGTTATCCGATGGGTGAGGTAAATATCGATGATTACATCATTTTCGAAAACTGTCCGGGTCGTGAGGATATGTGCTCAGAATGTGATCCTTGCGAAGATGTTGATATTTTGGCTGCTATCTTGAAAACAATCGAACGTATCAAGAATCAGCCGATTGCAGGTGGTGGCAAGGTAGGTGATTTTGTAGAAATCCATCCTATCCATTCTTGTGATGAGTTGAAAAAAGCTCCGGTGGAAACCGACATGAATTTCTATTGTATGGAAATGTGTGATACCGGCGACGCTTATGCCTTGGCTCAGCTTAAGGCTGCTTATCCTGGTTTGGATATTAAGAGAGTAGGACGTCATCTTTCTACATCTAAATATCAGGTGATGAAAGAAGGTGGTAAGCCTTCTGATTATACTCAAAAACTGTCTTCTATTATGAAGGGCTGTGAAGAGTGTCCTGATGGATACACTAAGGTAGATGGCGGTATGATTTATGCCGTAACGTTAGAGGATGATGGTGTTGATCAGTCTACTGTAGTAGAAAGCATTAAGAATGCCGTTAGTGGCACTGCCGAGAAAACAGCAGCCCAAGATGGCGGCGTAGGTATGTACACTGTGGCCGTAAGCAAGAAACTGACGAAGGCTGATATCGATGCATTTGTAGAAACTAATCCGACTGCTACAGTAACGTTCGTTGCTAAAACAGCAGATATGTGTAGCAATCCTGCTGTTACTACCGTTAGCTGGGAAGCATGTGGTTCTTGTAAGATTTCGAAAGAAGCTTATGAAATCACGTTGCCGGACGATGAATGTGGTAACAGTGCTAAAGAAGAATTGCAGGCAGCATTCCCGTATCTGACAATCGAAGATTACGGTACACCTGGTGGATGTCAACACAAATTCAAAACAACGGTCGTTACTAACATGGTTTGCGACGAATGCGATAAAATCTTCAAAGACTTCTTCGTATCTAAAGCTCCCGAATCTTATCGTGGACGTAACTGGAAACGTTTGGGTGCCGTAGCAGGAGATCAGTCCATTATCGCCGATCCGATTCCTAAGAACTGCAAATGCGGTATCTTGTTCCGTGGTATTGACTACATGATTTCTCCGTCCGACTGTTTGATTGACCGTCTGACATTCCAAGAAGGATCTGTTCGTATTGCTGTAAATGGCGGTTATCCGGATGAACAGCGCGAGGCTATCAGCACGTACTTCAACCCGATCCATACCGAATACAAACAGCACTGGGCTCCGCGTACTCACCTCGGCGCTGAATTGCTGGATAAGGAACGCGAACAACGTATGTTCTTCGACTTCCGTAAGACTCACCAAGAACTTATGGAACGGATGTTTACCAACGAAGAAACCCGCTTAGACCTGTTGGCTCCGTATGCTGATTATTCAGTAACGTTGAAGCCGGCACGTTACTCTAACGGCTTCGGTAGGGTAATTGATGATCATATTACAGTACACTTCCATGTACCGTATGGCGCTCACGAAGGTATTCAAGACCTTATGGACTTGTTAGCTGCTTCGGCAAATATCAAGCCCTGCAAGATTTGATTTTCCTTTTTTCTATATATCCCAAGGGGGAGGAGGCTGGTCCTCCACCCCCTTTTTTGTAATAAAACAATTTGAAATAAGTTAGTTTCATATGAACGGCGTGGATTCTTTAGTCGGTGCCTTAGGTAGGGGCATTGATAAAATAACCAACATAGTTGGAAAATGGGGTTCCTCCCAACCGGTAGATGACAGCAAATCCGGTATAAAAATAGGGGACAAAATCTACCAGGTGGTTGTGTCCTTAAATGGCTGTTATTGGTATCTTGACGAAGAAGGTAAGAAGCATCCTGTTTCTGGTATTCCTGCTACAACAGAATGGGAGTGGATTAACATAGCTGAGAAAGTTATCAAAGATTTCAAAACCTGTTACCGTACACCTGGTGGAAAGGTTGAAGTATGGAGTTGGTATCTTCTTAACGATCAGATGGATGTTCTTAAAGAAACCCATAGAATTACTGACAGTACCGATATGGACAATCCGGTAGGTAAGGTTCTTGCTAAAATACCGGACGAATGGGTTATGATCGACTGTGATCTTCCTGATATGACGGAGCGTGATGTTACGTTTATAAGCAGATGCTACAAGACTCCGAATGGTAAGGTTGAAATAGAAGGTTTGGAAGCTATAGATGATAGACTTAATATCAGGGAATCTATATATACAGTGATACAGTCTACAGATGATAATTTTCAAGCTGGACACGTGTTTAAAATTATTCCTCAAGATTGGACCAGGATGGTATGCGATTTCCCTGATATGACAGAGCGGGATGTTACTTATGTTCTGGAATGCTATACTACTCCAGGGGGTAAGGTTCAGGTAGAAGGTCTTAGGGCTGTAGATAACATACTTGGTGTAAGAGAATCTATTTTTACTGTTGTTCAAACAACAGATGATAGTATCCCTGTTGGAACTACCGTTGAAGTGATTCCAGATGATTGGGTAAGAATGGTCTGTGATTTTCCCGATATGACAGATCGTGAAATAGTGTATGTGGATGAATGTTATTATACTGGTAATGGCAAAGTTAATCTGAATGGATATCAGTCGGTAGATGCTGTTCTTGGAGTAAGGGAACAATATTATTATATAGCTAAAACGACTGATGTAAATTATCCACAATGGAATAGAATAGATCGTATTCCTAACGACTGGACAAGAACAGATTGCGATTTCCCTGATATGACTGAAAGGCATGTTATTACAGTAAACGAATGTTATGCTACTCCTGGAGGAAAGGTTCACATGGGCGGATATAGAGCGGTGGATAGTATTCTTGGTCTTAGGGCCGAATATCTGTTTGTTATCGAGACTACTGATTCGGATATACCAAGAGGAGAAACAATGACTTCCATTCCTGAGAATTGGAATAAAATTATATGTGATTTTCCGGATGCTACTACAAGTGATACTGAAATAGTAGAAAATTGCTATAAGACATTAGACGGTAAAGTTAAATTAAGAACGTACCTAACATTGGATGGTTATGGTCATTTGCGTGAGTCAAGAAATATTATTCTTAAATCTACCGATCCTGCTTATAATATAGGGGCTGAAATAGTAGATATTCCAACTTCATGGTTGAATGCAGAATGTGATTTTCCAGATGCTTCTACAAGTGATTCTGAGGTAGTTGACAACTGCTATCAGACTGAGAATGGGAAGGTCGAGATAAGAACGTTTATGCAAATAGATGGATATGGGAATATCCGTTCGTCTAAAAGTGTTGTTCTTAAGTCCACAGACAATCTGTATCCTATTGGAAATGAAATAGGAGACATACCTTCTAATTTTAAGATGATAGAATGTGATTTCTATTCTAAAACTGAAAGACATATTGTAGGAATAAAAGAATGTTATAGCAGCAATGAAGGGAAAGTGTATGTTGAAGGATATAAGGTAATGGATAATGAGTTGAATGTTGGTAATGTAAGTCTGACGGTGTTAGAAAGCACAGCAGCATCCGTACCTGTTGGAACTATCTGGACCAGCATACCATCTGGATTTGTTAAAATTTCTTGTAACTGTAATGGTATTGAGTGATGGAAGGGTGTAAAAAATATTATGCGATAGACATTATCGTAGACGGTAATGTCATCAGAAAGGGTAAATATACAAAAGTATTTACCCCGGTAAGTTATTCCTGGTCAGATTACAACGATATTGAGATAGTTGATCAGAATGAAATAAGAAGATTGGATGCTGCTGCCACAGAAGATAATGAGGTGTCTGAGATATACGACAATTACCATAATTTCATGTCATCTTCTAACACAATAGATACCGTAAGCGCTATTCCGATGGATAAGCACATTGTATTAGTTAATTGGACTCCAGGTGGAGACCATGAGGCGATAAGCATGAAATACAATGTAGGTATCGAAGGAGATAATTACCTTATTTATGTATCTAACGTAGGTGAGAACAACTCTACTATCTACCTCCCTCAAGTTGAAGAAGGTGATACTTCTGTTGTAAACCATGTTCATGTTGGAAGTTCTTTTATCAACGTACCTGCTAATGGTACGGTGCCTATAAGAGCTACATTCAAAAATAATACCTGGTACTGGGAAGTTGTTTCAGAAAATCAAAACAGTCAGCAAGTAGTATCTATAGGTAACGCAGACTTCCTGGTCTTTAGGTACCTGTGGGACGCATCGGCGGGGAAGGACCTTGACACGGCGACCGAGCTTCTCAACTCTGGAATACCGGGAGTGGATAACATGGCTGTCGGTTGGGACTGTCCTGGAAATAACAATAGCACTGTGACCGAATTAATGAAATGGGGAGGCGATAACACGGGATCTGGTCAAGAATGTGTTTATATGTCAGTAAATGATCTTAGGAATAAATATCTTGATACACTTCCTGCTATCACTCACTTCATGACATATGCCACATGGTTTGGGACAAAAGGTACTGGTAAAGCATCTTTTAATTTAATAGCTTACAAAGGTGGTAAAATGTCCCAGAATGGATATAATTTCATTAATACCGGAGGAGAGGAAATATATAATAAAATCCATTCTTTTGACGTATCAACTGTAAAGGGGATGCCTGATTATAAGAACAGTTATACTTCTGTTACCAAAATCAGTTATAATAAAAATTCCAATACAGTTTCTATGGCTGTAGGGGATACGGTTATAGATGATCAGAATCAGACAAGTGGGTTGTTTGATAGAGTCCAGAATCTTGAAACTTATGTGCAGAATCACAAGACAGAGGTAAGTAATATAAAGAATGATATTAATGTTAATACTAATGATATTATAGATATTAAATCTAAGATAGGAGATTTGAGTACTATATTGGATAACATAAATGGGGAGGTTGTGTAATGGGTACGATAGCTGATAAATTAACAAGAATAATTACGACCAAAGAGGATATAAGGCAGGCCCTTATACTCAAAGGGTATGATGTACCTACTTCCATACCTTTTAAAGAGTATGCGAAAATGATATTAGACCTGCCATGTAAGATAGATGATTTTCCTGAACTTCCTGGTGATGTTACTCGTTGGCATTTCGGCGGCCTGACGAACGAGATGATGGCAGCGATGGACGATCCGAGGATTGAGGATGCGGACCATAAAGGTCGGTTCTTATCCTTCAAGAATTTCGCTTGGAAGGAAGGATCGGGTATTAGTGATGTTTATCCCGGTGCACTCGTCTTTGACGGAGTAGACGATTATGGTGTTTGTGAGAATTTCCCTATTTTGACTAAGGAAAAGGGATATACGGTTGTGGTGTTGAGACAGTGGGATCAAGATTTCTTGAATACAACTTTGACAGGAGGACTGTTGTCAACTAGGAATTATTCTACGGGAGAAGGTGTAGCATTTGAAAAAATAGAATCCTCAAATAAGGGTTATTGGAATTTAGGTGCTGGAGGTATCATAGATTTTGCAAAATCACCATTTACATGGCAAACATCAAAACAATATAATAATGTTGGTATTTTAAAAGGTGACAAAAATCATGGAAAACCATTATGTGTAGGATGTGGATTGTCTGGAGGCCAACAGTGTGGTAGATTTGCTATCTGGGAACTTGTATTTCTCGACCACGATGCCACCGAAGAAGAACTGACCAAGATCAAAGACTACTTTGTTAAAACCTATCCCTGGCTCTTCCCCAACCAAGCATGGACTGTCACCGGCAAAACCAACGAGGACGAAGATCGTGCTACTATTGCCAACATTACGGGCAATGGTAATGATCTTGTGCTGTCTAATTTTGGGTTTAGTGGGAATAGTGGGTATGGGTTGTATCAGCAGAATTATGCAATTTGGACTAAAGTCAGTAACAGGGCTACATTTACTGTTACATCATCAAAAATACACGTAACATCGGTAACAGCAGAAGAACATGCTGATTTTATTTATACCACAGGGCAACAATTAAAACAAAAAATTAGAATAACTGGATTGTCAGAAGGGGTCAGTTTTGTAATTGGTAGATCGGGTGTAAATTTAAAAATAATATCACAAGACGGAATATATGATGTAGATATATTAGATGATTCTTCTGCGAATCCTATAATTGGTTATAGGATAAATAGGATTATAGACTCTTGTGACATTACTATAGAGCAAATTCCTGAGTACGAAGGATACCTCATTACTGATGGGGTGGATGATGAAATAGTCAGTGCTAAACTAATTCAATTCGCAGATAAATTTACCATTGTTGGTGATTGGAAGTTTATGGAAGATAGAAATGATAATGCAGGATTATTGAAATCAAATCAAATTTACATCTATAATGCTACAACAGGAATGAGGATTTATTTAAAACAGGGTTCAAAAAACTATCCTTTTTCTTGTAAAAAGATTAACGCTTTGACTTCTGATGGATGGGTGTATGATGAAAAATGGGATAAATACAAAGTTTATCCTATTGGAAGTGATATTGATATTTCAAGCCGTTTATTTTTAGGTTTTTATGGATCAAATTTTACCAAAATAGCCCTAAAAAACTTAGGCATCTACAACGATCAACTCCTCTCCAAAGACGACTGTATCAAAGCATATAACTATTTACAAACCCTAAAATCAAAATAATATGAAATTCATTATCATACCAATAGAAGTATATAATTCCGTATCTGAAGAAAAGAGGCGTGAATTAGGAATATACAGCCCAAGAGCGAGCGTAGATGGTTCTAAAGTTATTTTACACGTAGAACATTATGACCTTCTATTTAAGTCTTTAGACATGCAGGCTGATGACGAACCTCAATACCCGTATCCGGTATATGACAGCCCTTCTTCTGAGCTTGAATCTGTTCTTTCATCTAAAGAATGGGTGTCTGATGTTAATGACGAGCGTCTTTGATCTTGTTATGGTTGGGACAATTGCTATATTTGTGAAAAGTTAAATAATTAAAGCGTGTGGTAGCGTTATCTACCATATAATCATCATGTTTCAGATAATAATCGGATGCGTTTTGGCTAATATCCTTACGATAGCAATCATCGGTTTAGCCCTGTATTTAGTGTATCGTAAAAACGAAGACCGTTTAAAGGCTTTGGACTCTAAGATCGATCAGAAGGTTGAGGACGTAAAAAACAAGGTTGGGGCGGTGATGGATATCGTAGACCAGATCAAGAAATTGTTGGACAAAATCAATAAAAAATAAAAAATGGCAGAAGTAGGTTATAACAGTAAATTCGAAGGTCAGGAGGTTGATTCCAGGCTTGAGAATGTGGTGCAGGCCGCTCCTGGGACGGGCTCAGAGTCGGGCAAAGGAGGCCTTATCCCGGCTCCCCCTGCCGGAAGTCAAGACGGTAGCAAGACTCTTCTTAGTAATATGACATGGGGAGATCATGTAACAAAACAGTACATAGATGATGCTGTTTCGGCAGCAGGGTGGAAGAAGCAGATTGTTAGCAAACTTCCTACTGTTGAAGAAGCGAAGGATAATGTCATGTATCTTGTAAAAGACGATGTGGCATCTACAGAAACCAAAAACGTGTATAACGAATATATTTTGGTTACTGAAGAAGGTGGAACTAAGGTGCTTGAATCACTTGGTATGGTAAGTACCGGAGTAGATTCGACTTATCTTGATCTATCTATGTTTTCAGGTAATTCAGGAACACTTGATGAAGCTTCGTTTGGGAAGGTCCTGGATGCTTACAATAATAAAATTACGTTAGGAAAGTTAGCTGGTGATTATTATTATTTGAATTATTTTTTAGAAGGTAATGATTTTGAAAATAATTTTAAATTAAAAATAGTATTTGCCTCATTTGCTAATACCGACTCAGCGGTAGGCGCATCTGAATATGATATAGAAATTCAGGTGGGGACTTTTGTTGTTATTCAAGATAAGACATATGAGGCTATGAACAATATGGTTACGTTGTCTAATACGATATTGTCTTATTTGAATTTTATGGCTATGCCCCCTAAGGTTGTTACAACATTGGCAAATTTACCAAAAGGTGCTCATAATATCATAGCCAACGTCGCTTCTGCTACGAATCTGTCTATGACCGTATCTTCTGAGTATGTTGGGAGGGAGTGGCAGGTGCGGGTCAACAACACCACCGGCACAGACATCACACAGCCACTTCCTACCTCTGGCCAGTTCCAGAGTATGTCAGGCGATAGCGTAATAGTACCTAAAAACAGTTTTATAGAATTAAGTATCTGGTATATCAATGATAAGTTGGTTATCAGAGTAGGTGAACAAGCTTAATAGAAAGGATAGAATATGCTTTATGTAAATAAGAATATAAAAGGTTTTTATTGGGAAGGATACGAGTTGGACTCCTCTTCTTACGAAGTAGGGTATTCTTACCAAGATTTCTTAGATGGTAAATGGGTTTTCCTTGATTCTGGTCAAGAAAAATTCCATCAAGACAATCCTGATGCGAGTGTGAAAGAAGTTATTGCCATGCAGCTTGACCCGGAACCTCCTGGACCAACTGAAGAGGAGTTGCTTGCCAAGGCTAAAGACAAGAAGGTTTCTGAGGCCAGGGAATATGCTTATTCTGATACTGTCCGTTCTTATAGTTTGGATGGTAAACAGATATGGTATAACAGCAGCATGAGACAGAAGGTTAAAAACGATATTGATGTAGCAAAAGGAAGCGGGATATACACCGTATCCGTAGCAGATTCAGAATACGAGCTTGATATTGCTAATACGGCAATGAATGAAATGCATGTATATGAATCTGAGTGCAACGATCGTACTGCTGCCATAGAAAAGGAAATAGCTTCTAAAACCGACAGGAGTGAAGTTGAGTCTATGAAAGTAGATGAAGGCTATCCTGAGAAGTTGGTAAGAACAAAGGATCAGATCATAGAAAAAAATAAGATCCTTGAAGCTAATGATCCGGAGAAGGCTACAGCCATGTACATGAGGGCGATGATCAACACGCCGGCTATGTTGGAAAACACTGACCAGAATCTTGCTCTTAAGATAAAGGGATTGTACCCTATCTGGGATAAGGATGGAGTTTACGGAGACAAAGGTCTTCCTATGGGTACGGCTGTTGTAAAAGGGCAGCGTTTCCGTAGCAAAAACAAACCTTCGGATTTGGATTGGACTCTGTTTGAAGTAAGGCAAAATCTCAATCTACAAGCCGACTGGGTTCCTGGTCAGGGAGGTGGAGCTGAAAGCCTGTATATGGTTGTTCAGGAAAAGCATTCAGGTACGATAGACGATCCTATTCCTTGGGTATATAATTCTATTTTAGAGAATGGAAAGTATTACATTGACAAAGAAATTAAGTATCTTTGCATAAGAGATTCAGGCATCCCTTTGGCTTACGAGAATCTTTCTGATCTTGTATCAGCAGGATACGTGAGGGTTGTTTAGGTCGTGATTTGTTGTTAATGTTATGGATAACCCCTGTATATTTATTTATGCAGGGGTTTTTCTTTAATCCCGACTCTACTTATTTTTCATATCGGTAAGGTTCTGGTTATCTTTGTGAAAAAGGTTAAGTTATGGAAAGAAAAGATATTATAAAAGAATTGAGTCAGTATTTTAGTATTGTTGAATTAGTTGGTCCTAAAGAATACGGTAGAGACAAAGATCTTTGCTGGAGGTATTTAAGAACTGAGTTGCTTCACACGATACTGGTTTTAAGGAAAGACATCTTGAAAACTCCGATGACGGTTAATACCTGGAAGTCGGGTGGAAGGTTTGATGAGCGTGGTTTTAGGAACAATATCTCGGATATAGTAAAATCCAAGACCGTATCAGGGTCTTTGTATATCAGTCCTCATATGCTTGGGGCAGCCATCGATTTTGATGCCAAGGGTATGACGGCAGAAGAGGCAAGGAATAAAATAATTCAGTCGCAGGATTTACTTCCTTGTCCCATTAGATTAGAATCAGGTACCAATTGGGTCCATATTGACGTATATGACTCTCTTGGAAGTATCAAGAAAGTAACTATGTTCTAATATGGCTTATCGTTTTGTAGGAAGGATGAATTTAGAAAGTTTCTGGGCTTTTCTCATTTCCGGATTATCAGCGTTGTGGATGAATTTCCAGGAGATTCACCACCTTATATATTCTATATTGTTTATATTAGCTATAAATCTTTTGTTAGCTACTATAAAAAGTATCAAACACTGCTATATCCGAAGAAAGAGAAAGAGGCCTTTTAAGATATTGACATGCATAAGCGAAATGGGAGTTTTGAAAATCCTTCTTGAGTTCGCGGCCTGCTCTTTCGGGTTGTTCACCATATCCGGAATGGATCTTATTATGTCTATGGGAGGGCATAAATCCCCAGAGTTTATAGACATGCTTCTTCAGTGGATTACGATATTCGCCTTAATATTATACGGTGGAATGGCATTCAAACGCCTCGGCGACCTTGCACCTGATTTGATGATAGTAAAAGGCGTTAAGTATTTCTTTAGCAAAGTAAGTTGGTGGCAGAAAGTTCCATTCGGAGAAGAGCTTAAAGAAGGTATTAACAACGGTGATATACAAGAACTCTTAGACGAAGATAAGGAGGGTAAAAGATGTGTTTGCAAAAAATGAGGGTAGGATATATATTAGGAGTTCTTCTACTGTGTTTTATATCTTTCTTGTTTGGTAAAACATGCAAGAAGAAAGAAATAATACACGATATAGAAATAGATACGGTAATAGATACCATTATCCAACCTATTCCTGTTCCTCAGTATATAGTTGACGTAGGGGAGGTAGAAATACCTTTCCCTATGGATGCTATAGTTGAAAAAGATACGATAAAAGACACTGTCTATATCAATATTCCTATACAAAGAAAAACATACAACACAGATGATTATCGGGCTGTTATAAGCGGATACAGACCTAATTTGGACACGATGATCATCTACCACAAAAAAGAAATAATATACGAAAAGAGCCGGCGCTGGGGCATAGGACTGACGGCAGGGTATGGGGTTGGGCGCGAGGGCTTTTCCCCCTACTTAGGCGCTGGAATCTATTATAGGATATGGTAATAATCACGTCCTATTTTATTTAATACACAACATTTTAAACTTTTATCACCCCATTTACTTATCTTTGTGGAAAAAGGTAAGTTATGAATTATATCGATATTTTACCACAGATAAGAAATAACATTTTCTATGTCAGGATAGTAATGACCGACTACGATGTGGAAAATCAGATGGTTATTAGAATAGTAGCCAGAAGAAATGACGGTCTGTACAAGACGGAGGTAGTGCAGTATCCAAATGAAGGAACTGATTACAACGGAGAAATCATTGTTTCTATGTTTGGTATGGCTAAGTCATTGGTGGCCCAAATAGTAGGAGTCAAGATAAATGGTACCGAGGTACGTGTTAATAGCACTGAAGTAGAGGGAGCTGATATAACAGCCAGATACGATGATTCCCTTACCAGAATGGGATGGGAGGAGAGTATGAACAACATCCATATTGATTTTGAGGTTATAAGCACCAACAACCCTAAAACGCTTCGCATAGCCGATCAGTCGGAATGGGGGATACTTGCAGACAGACCGGCTATTATAGAGATCGTGCCACCTGAAGACGAGAATAAGTATGTTTATTATCTTGGTAAGAATCAGTTGAATGTATTCAACAGTAAGACTCTTGGCATAAATCCAGGTCGCGGAAATGATTTTGAAAACCTAAAAGATGGTATATACGATATTACCATAAAAGGCAGTCCTTCCTCTTATTCATTTAACAGAAAGTATTTAAAAACGGATCTGATCCGTCTTAACATAGATAAGATATGGGCCAGGTCAACTGTGTTATGTGATCATGAGGATGATGACATAATTAATAAAATAAAAGAAATAGAGTTTCTGCTGGCTGCGGCTGAAGCTAATATGAGATTAGGTAATTTTGAAAACGTAAAACAATTATACGAAAAAGCATCTAAATTGATTTACGTTCTCAATAATTGTGAAAATTGTGGTTGCAAAATTTAATTAATTAAATATAAGTGAATTATGGGATGCGGATGTGGAAGAAGCAACATTGCTTCTGTTAATAAAAGTCGGGCTATAAAGCCTCAGTCGAATACGACACCTAAAGCTGATTCTAATGCGGCTTGTATTCAGAAATATGATGAACTTGCTGTTTTGGACAAGAAAATCATAGACCTTCATCGCAAGTTCAGGTTTGTAGGAGGTGTAAGTAAAAGGTATGCTGATATTCAAAAGCTGGTAAGAGGCTGGATCGTTAATTTGAAGAACGAGTGCCCGGATCCTGATGATCTTGCTACTTATTCTGAATACATAAACAAAGAATATGCCAGGTATTTTACCGTGAAATGATATGTCAGCTACCGGAAGTACACAGCAAATTCTTTTCCCCTCATCTTACTTATGTGAGTGTGCTGATCGTTTTATAGCATGTAAGGCTGATCAGTATCTACAATATCATAAGTATAAGGTAGGTATTAAGCCTGATATGGATATGGTTCTTAAAATAGATCGTATGAGAAGAATCGTATGTGAGGGGGAATGCGGGTTGTGCCCGGACGAGATTCAGAAATTTAAAGAAGAACTTAATAAGATCTTGTCATGAAAAAGATGTATTACAACAAAGAATACAGAAAAGCTTTCAAGAAATCGGATTGTCTGGAAGATCTTGGTTCTGAAGAAACGTTTATCGTTCATGAGGCTGAATTTTGTTCGGATATAAGCCAGGATGATGCAGATAGGAAAGCGGAAGAGTTTGCGGAGAAAGAAGGTCCGTTGTATGCTAATAAAGTAGGTGGCTGTTGCGAGGTATATTATAACACAAGACAGGAAGGGGATTTCTTTAAAAATGATTGTCCTGATGGTCAAAAACAAGAACAACCCACACATCACGTGGTAGAGGCCGGGCGTGTATGGTCTAAGTTCAGTACCGAAATAGCCAACTACGAAGCTGCGAAGATTCTTGAGCAAGAAGGGCAGGCTGCCGCTAACGAATCTGGAGTATGTAAAACCGTTTATTACAACGAAGATCAACATGGTTGGTTTAGTAAACGTTGTAAGGAAGGATGGAAGGCTCCTGAGAAATACAGGAGGATATACGCCGGTACCGTAACGTCTTTCATTAGCGTTGATGATGCCAATGAAAAGGCTAAGAAGATACTGGAAGAAGAGGGCATGAAATGGGTTAATGAAAATACCAAATGCGAGCCTGTTGTTGATGAATGCAAATTTGATTTTTGAAAATGAGCAACGTAAAATTTAATCCGACAGAAGGTGAGAACGATAAACTGGTGTCGGTGTTTTCTGAAATAAATGAAGGTCTTGATACGACTTTGAATTACACTATTTCCGATGAAGGGAATAAGGCTAAGAAGAGCATCGTCGTTAATCAAGTTGGTAAAAGGGAAAAGTTTTTATCGAAGAAAGGGGAGGGATCTGAACCTTTTGTTTTGTCTGATGGTAATACTTTCAACGTTCTTAAAGAAGGTGCTTCAGGATCGGCATCCGCTTGGGCTGAGGACCAGCTTCCTCCAGAAGCCACGGAATCAGTTGGCGACAAAAGCCTTCTCCCTTCTTGGGATTTTTACCTTATAGACATGACTCAAAATACCGGAGACAAAGTGCGTCCGGTTGGAAAGCTTCGTAAGAACAATCTCCTTAGATTTGAAAATGGAGATTTTGCTCCTACGGTAGGCATAACCGAGGAAATGAGAGCCGAATGTGATGTGGAGTTGTATTTGGATAGCGGTCATAAAAATAAGTATTGTAATGCTGGAGCATTTGACGCTAAGGCTTTTTACGAAGAGTATGGTATTGGTCAAAAACTTTATAATGTATCAGGATCAGAGGTAAGGATTTTAAGACCTTGGGAGACTACTTCAAAGAATTATAGCATATTCTTAGGATGTAGCAAGAGTCTGTATGTAGTTGATAAGGTAGTTGGTAAAAGTGGGAAAATATGGTCTGGTGTGTACGACGCAGACACGGTTCCTATGCTGGACGGACTTGACCTGCGCCAGACGTGCCCTGTGCTGCCGCCCACAGCCTTATCTCCTGGACCGGTATGTACAGTAGACTCCAAGGCAAGATCTTTCTTTTTCTTGTATGAAGGAGAAACAAATTGTAAATCTGGAGCCGGAGTTGGTAACGCCTGCACGATGTTTCTAAATGGAAGAACTTATCCGAGAAGCAATGATGTAAATCAGATCAATATAGCTAAGTATTCAAGGGTTAATAACGTAGATCCAGAATCTTCTTATCCTTTTTCTGAAGGTGGGTTCTTGACCTTAAATGCTTATATCATATACCTTGAAATGCTGTACGGTACTAAATACTTGGTTAATCCAGATACTTTTGGATCAGGGATATCAAGTAACTCCGGGGTAGGTAATGATGTTAATTACCATAAATACGGAGGATTGAAATACCGTAAAAAAGGAGAAGATACATGGATGTATGCCACATGGAACAACAGTTCTTCTATTATCCATTATGAACCTACTAAAAAAACTCACTTCTCTTACCTCATAAATTCAGAGTATCCTAAAGAACAGTGCATGGAAAGCCAGATGGCGGCTTCTTTTGCATTCGAGACAGGCGTAGAAGAAGGATCAGAGTTTGATTTTTATGGAGGAAAATACTGGTATAAGAACGTCCAGGGAGCCAAGAGTATGGCTGAAGGTCATATGAATGTTATTGTATTTAAGGAAATGACCGGCACTATATCAGCCTTAAACGAAAATGACGAACCGGCAGAATTTGATTTGGAAGTTATTTTAAGGATGTCTTTGTATGATGGCATGAATTTGTCTGGAGATGTCTTTAGGCATTGTGGAGGAGGATACGAACAGGTAGGGACTTGTTTAAATGATCCTAATGTCACTCGAATAGGTAATACTATTGATATTTATATAGAGCCAGATCAAAAGAAATGGACATATGAGAAAAGGTCTACTATAAATAATGGTGAGGTTTTTAATTTTGAATCTAAATATAAAAAGATAGCAACTACCCAGAATTTAGGAGATAGTTTTGCTTTACACCGTATTCCTTATACCGGATGGAAGGATAAAAAAGGGGGAAGTATCGGAACAGGAGAATGTTTTTATACATGGGACAATTGCTACTGGGCTTCATCTGTTGGTATAAAGTCCAGAGTGGCTGCTCGTTTCGGCGGTTATGCGAACTATGGCTATTGTTCGCCTCGTCTTCTGAATGCGAATTTCGCCGCTTCTAATTCTACTCGCTACAATTGCGGCCTTGCCCAGTTGTTATTAGACGTCAGTCAACCGCAGGTTTGATGGGTGTAACCCATTGATGGCGCAGCCATCATAAGCGCAGCGATAAGGCGCAGCCTTATATACTATATCACGGCGCAGCCGTATCTTGTTAATATAATATTTTATAGCTACAAAACAAAAATTTAAAATATTTAATACAAATTGTTTTGTAGCTATAAAATATTATACATACATTTGCAATATCATTAGACAACAGAGATAGTTAACATTATAAACAATAAAAATCTATTCAATGAAATCCGTTAGTCTGCTAACAAGTTTTACATTGGGATCTGACCTCTGAAATAGCAAATAACGGTTGAGAAAAAGGTTAAAAAGAATTGGCTGCTCGTTTCGGCGGTAATGCGAACAATGGCAATTGTTCGCCTCGTAATCTGAATGCGAATAAAATAAATCCGAATAATTTATTATTTTAATTGTAGTAATCATTATATTTGCCATGTGGATATAATAATTGATACATGAAAGTTATTAACGTTGTTGGGTATGAAGGTATATATGCAGTAAGTGATACTGGTATTATTTTCAATATTAAAAAAGGAACTGTAATGAAGACTCGTATTAATATATATGGTTACGAGGAGGTGACGCTTTCAAGTGTTAAGAGTGGAAAGAGCAAAATGAGGGTGCATAGGATAGTATATGAGTCTTTTAATGGTAAGGTAAAAGATGATTTGGTAATAGATCATATAGACAATAATAAGTTAAATAATAATCTTAGTAATTTAAGAAAACTCACAAATAGAGAGAATATATGTAGGTCAAAGGTTTCAAAATACGGAAGGGGAGTGCATTACTTTGAGAAGATAAATAAATATGGTGCTTGCATTCAGATAAATAAGATACAATATCATTTAGGTGTGTTTTGTGATGTTGAAGATGCAAGAAATGCATACGACAAAGCTTTATCGGACTGGAACGATAATGGGATATTGCCTTATAAGAGAGATAGGACTGTAAAAAAATGTAATGCATGCAACGAGGTGAAATCTGTATCTGAATTTTATTACATAAAGGGTCATGGCTATCAGTATATGTGCAAAGAGTGTCAAAAAAAGTACGGAAAAGAATACAGGCTTAAAAAGAAAAAAAATGCGAATAATAACATAGAATACATTGATTGACTTCTTATTGTGATGGTGTGAATGAAAATTATTATCTTGCACCAAAAAAAAGAAAGTCATGAATTGTAACACTTGTAAAGATGACGGACCTGATATTCTGAGATCTAATATCTGTATCGGGTCTGATCCGTGTAATGACTGTACGGACAATTGCGAGATTCTTCCAAAAGAATGCGATTGCCCGTATGGTCATTTAAGCGATCATTGCATTCATTATACAGGATGCAAGACATTCATATCCAAATTAACGCCGGGCATGCCTTATAATGAGGTTATGCATAATATAGAACTGGTTTTCGAAAACATAGATAAGTTTTTGGATAGGATGGTTGAAGAAAATACGCTTCTAAAACAAAGGGTTGAACAACTTGAAAAACAACTTCAAAATGGAAAAGAGTGCACAAATTGGTGAGGACTTAAGTGGCAAACACGTATATGTTCCACATGTGGACGAGACGCCGGTGCCATGCCCGGACGGATACACCTGCACGAACTGCGTGTACTGCGCTGACGGCATTAACGCTGGCTACTTCAGTCTGGCTCAGAAATCTGATCTTACGGCTTTAATCAATGCAATGATATGCCGTATGGAATATCAGGATAGGGAAATAGAATTTTTAAAACAAAAAATAAATATTTTAAGCAATAATGGCAATAACAGGTAACAACGGTTGTTTTGGCAGTCATGGTGGGTGCGAACGCCCGCATCATTGCGATATTCCTTCTTCTAAAATATTCTATGATGGGGAAACTATAGAAGAAGCTGGTTTGTATCATGGTATGCCTTTAAACAGGGCTTTGGCTAATTTAGCTAAATACGTTTCAAGGGCTATTAACGTAAGTGGATCTGTTAATACAGAAGTGTTTGACGGTACTTCTCATGTGGTTCTAAAGAAAGATCCGGCAGAGATTTTGCTTGTGTCTTATTGCGGGGGTGTTGTACCTTCTGATATGTATAAAGTCCAGGGTCGTACTGTTAGGTTCTGCCGGGATATGTGTCAACAGGATGAACTTGCTGAAGTGAGGGTCGTGTACCGAGAAGAGGCAAATAGTTCTTATGGGTTCCATTGTTAATTTAGGAGGATGAGAAATGGCAGAAAAATGCAAAGGATTTATATGTGGGGGTAATCTCGTTGATGGCTCTGTGCCTTCTGATAAGTTAGATAAAGAAACCATTATCGAGCTTATTAAAGAGATTCTGAAAGAGGAAATGCACGAATCTTGGCTTAAGGAAATAATAGAAACCATACTTAAGGAATCTATTGATTCGGATTGGCTTCGTGAGTTCTTTAAAGAAGTTCTTAAAAAATATGCTAAAGAGGAATGGTTTAAGGATATCATCTGCGGCTTAGGATGTGTTGGCGTACAAGAGATATTTGATGTTATTCCTACTGACATAACATTTGAAGCCACAGGCGGTACGGCTACGGTACAGGTGGTTGTCGATGATGGAGTTGAATGGGAGTTGACACTTTAAATTAAGGAGGATGATTATGTCGAGAGAGAAAATATATAAGATGGATGATGGTTCTTGGCTTACCTCGGACAAGAAGGAAGGTGTCGGTCGTGATAAAATGAATTTCGATGCTCCATCTTGGAAAGGGAGGGAAGACAGGATCACTATCCGAATTGTGAAGAAGTCCGATACCGAAAGCATGAAAGCCATTACTTTCAAGCAAAAAGGTATTAAGATCACAGAAGTGTCGGTTAGTAGGCTGGAGTTCCCTATATCTGGTGGAGATAAGCAGGTCCTTATTACTACCAACTCCGCTTCTATCAATGCCCTTATTACGGGTGAGAAAGATATAAAGGGTGTCATAAAAGCATTTACCACCGCTTCCGGTCTTAATATTGACGTCAATGATATTAGGCTTGATTATGGTTTCCCTGGTGATCCGGGTCTTGAAGACACGTTCCAGGTTTCGATGATTGTTTCCATGCCTGGCAATGAGGATGGGAATGAAGTTAATGAGAACATAACTATAAATGGTGTACTGATTCCTATTTATCAGCCTGGAAAGGTCGTTCCTTACATTAAATTGGATAAGGAATTTGAACAAATTGAGGGTGATGAAACAAGCACGCAGTTAAGTATAGAAAGTAATATAAAAGATTATGTTATTGAAATAGTTGAATGCGAGTCTGTGGATAAGGAGGAAATCTACCTGGACAAGGATGTTGTTGATCTTGATTCAGATGGATCACCGGAGGTAATCAACGTAAGTACAACTCCCGAAAATTTAAGATGGAGGATTAGCGAATGAAAGTAGGTAATTGTTGGGCGAACATAGATAAGAAAGAAGGCAGTCTTAACAGTAAGGTTAATATTTACTTTGATGAAAATGATACTGGTGCCAACAGAAGTGTCAAGATAAGGGTGTCTTCCAGGGACGGTAGCGTATCTGAAGAATGTACGTTAGTTCATAAAAAAAAAGAACAGGTAGTTTATAGAAATAAAAGACAATCGGCTCTTTTCACAAAAGAAGGATGTAATTCTGAGACAGAGAAAGGGGAAGAGCTTGAGTACGTTGTTGAGGCCGGAAAATACACATCTATCATATCTCAGTCTGATGCTGATGACAAGGCTATGAAAGATATTGAGCAAAATGGTCAGAACTGGGTTAATGAGCATGGTCGTTGTATAACCATATTATGGTACAATGTCAAGAAATCAAAGTCGTTTAGAAAGAACGATTGTGATCCTGATACCGAAGAAGGAAGTTTGGTTACGATGACAATCGAAGCCGGGCAATTTTCTTCTACCATAAGCCAAGAAGATGCCGACCGTAAGGCTGAAGCTAAGTTGAATGCCAAAGGTCAAGACTATGCTAATTCTCATGGTACTTGCAATACCATAAAATGGTACAACGACAGGAAATCCAAGATGTTCCAAAAGACAGATTGTGAGGTGACTGAAGTTGGATCTATGGTAGAGTACGTTGTAGAAGCCGGCCGCTTCTCTTCTTCTGTTTCTAAGGAGGATGCTAATCAGAAGGCTTTGGATGCCTTGGAAGCTGAAGGTCCAGGTTATGCTAATGAGCATGGTACATGTGAAACAAATTTATGGTATAACGTAGAGAAGTCAAAAGTATTTTATAAAAATGACTGTGAAGATGGATTTATCGGAGCGCCTTACACTTACACAGTAGAAGCCGGTAAATACACATCAGACGTAAGTCAAGAAGATGCTGATAAGAAAGCTCTTGATGATATAGAGAGAAACGGCCAAGAACAAGCCAACCTTAATGGTGAATGCATTGAGGATCCTAATTATTTTATAGGAAAGGCTTCGGCTCGTGTTCAGAAAAATGATTGCGATGCCGAATCTCAGACCGGAAGCTTCGTTGATTTGACTGAAAAGGATCTTGCCGGATATCCAGATGCTTTTGTATCAAGGGAAAGCCAGGAGGCAGCTAACGCGTTGGCTGAAGCAGCTATGGAAGAACAGAAACAAGATCTTGCAAATAAGAAAGGTACTTGCATAGATAAAAACCAATTTGTTGGTGTATATAGCAAGGTATTCACAAAAGACAATTGTGAAGGAGAAGGCGTAGGTTCGCAGGTAACGGTAGACCAAGACGATGTAACTGGTGGTCCTTTTACTTCATACGAAAGCCAGGAGGCGGCTAACGCGCTCGCTCAGGCTGCCGTCGAGCAGCAGGGCCAGGCCATAGCCAACCGGGACGGCCATTGTACGTGGACTGGTAAATACAGTGAAGAATTTACCAAAAACGATTGTAATGAAGGTCAGGTAGGGTCTAAGATTACTGTAACCGAACAAGATGTTGTTGGTGCTCCTTTCACATCTACCGTGAGTCAAGATGATGCCAATAACAAGGCTAAAGCTGCTGTCAAAGAACAAGGACAGGCTATTGCTAACAGTAAGGGTAATTGTGAGAATATGACGGTCTATACCGGTCATTACAGCAAGAGATTCGTTCCTGAATGTGAAGCTTGCCATAAGGGTGTAGAAATGGAGGTTACGGCCGAAATGGTTAATGGTAGTCCTGTTACGTCTACAGAAAGCCAGGATGCGGCAGACGCAGAAGCTCGTAGGATCGTAGAAGAAGGAGGCCAGGCCTATGTTAATAAAAACGGCAACTGTACGCCACTTAGCACCGATCCTGTATGGGAAGACGTTGTTCCGGAAGAACTTAGATGTAATGAAGGTAAGTCTCAGAAAAAGCAACATGATACCAACGAATGTTCTGAAACCCACAATCAAGAACGTTGGGTAGATGGTGGGAACAAAGTTTGTAGCTGGACCGGTCATTACTCAGAAACGTTCCAAAAGAACGACTGTGAAATACCGGATTCAGGAACAGAAGTAGAGGTAAGTGAAGCTGATGTTGAAGGCAATCCTTTTACTTCTTTCGTAAGTCAAGAGGATGCTGATAATAAGGCTAAGGAAGCTGTTAAAGCTCAAGGACAGGCTATTGCTAACCAAAAAGGTAAATGTAGGTTTGTAGGCGTATATAGCAAGCAGTTTACAAAAGACAATTGCGGATCATGTCATCATGGTGTTCCGATGAGTGTAACACAAGATATGGTAGGCGGACCGTTCTATTCCAATGAAAGTCAGGAAGAGGCAAATAGGCTGGCTCAGGAAGCCGTAGAAGCCCAAGGTCAGGCTTATGTTAACAAGAACGGGACATGCGAAATGGACAACACCGATCCTGTATGGGTAGATTCTGAACCACTTGAAACCAAATGTGAAGGAGGCAAATCTTATAAGAAGCAAGTCAATACCAACGAATGTTATGGTGGAGCAGATGAACGCTGGGTAGAAGGTGGAGATAAGGTATGTACCTGGACCGGAACATATAGCAAGCAATTTACAAAACAGTGTGCTGATGGAGGTGTCGGATCTGAGGTTACTATAGACCAAGATGATGTAACCGGCGGTCCTTTTACGTCTACCGTAAGTCAAGAAGACGCAAATAGTAAGGCTCAGGCTGCCGTTGAGGCCCAAGGTCAGGCTCTTGCTGACGCACAGGGCACTTGTACTTGGACCGGTAAGGCAAGTAAGGTCTTCACCAGAAACAATTGCGGAAGCTGTCAGCATGGTTCGTCTGTTACCGTAACCCAAGATCAGGTGGGTGGTCCATTTACGTCCAATATCAGTCAAGCTGATGCTAATAAGAAGGCTCAAGATGCTGTAAATTCCCAAGGTCAGGCAGTAGCTAATAAGAATGCTGATTGCTTGCCTGATAGCACAACACCTTCTTGGTCGGATACCGGAAGCACCCGTTGTGACGGGTGTACGTCTCAGAAGCAACAACGTGACACCAATCCATGCTCTTCTTCTTATAACGACACAAGATGGGTTAATGGAGGTGGAGAGTCTTGTACTGACTGGTCTTACTATGGAACAGGAGACTGCGTAGGTCATACTCAGTACAATGCTTATCGTGATAGTTGCTCTGGTAGCATAGATCGTCAATATTCTGTAAGTTGTAGAAATTGCTGTAATTGCGGATCTTACGGTTCTTGGCAAGAAAATGGATGTAATGGAACCAAAACTAAGTTTATTCGTTACGATGATTGCGGAAATTCTGATACTAAAGAAGAGTATGTTATTGGAAGTTGCGGATATGCTCCATATGAATTTCAGTTCCATGATGGAAGAACGAGCAAGTCAAGGTCTGTAACTGGAGAATCTCAGGATATTGAAGAAGTTATCATAAGTACTAAGAATGATTCATATATAGGATATTCTGTTAAATCGAAACCTTCTTGGTGTTCTGTTGATTACAGAGACCAGACATCTGAAAGCATGAAGGCTGTGGTGACATTATCTGCCAATACAACATCTTCTTCCAGATCTGGTGACATTGTTTTTGTTCAAAATGAATCTGGAAAGACTGTTACTCTTAGCATCACACAAGATGTTGCAGTTACTTACGAATTTAGTACCAACCAAAGCACTTGGAATGCCGATGCAAATGGAGGTGCAAATAACTCATATTTATGTATTCAATTAAAAAGTAAAAAGAATGGAAGTAAGATAGGATACGCTGTATCATCTAAACCAAGTTGGGTTACAGAAGTTACAGAAAAACCATCAGGAGTAAGTTGTCCTGTTTTGTCAGGTTATGATTATTCATTTGTGATAATCTCGTCTGCAAACAGCTCTTCTTCTCCCAGAAGTGGTACTGTAACATTGAAGCAAAATGAATCTGGGAAGACTGTCAACATAACAGTCAACCAAGAGGGCAAGGCCGAGGTTAAGCCTGTACCGGCTCACATTACATTGAAAAACGGTTCTTGGGCTACATACAGAAGGGATAATGTTTCTTATAATCCTGGTGCCGGAAAGTGTATTGCCGGATTCGAATGGACTGGTGATGAAAATGGAAATATCCGAATCTACACCTGCGATATTAAGGTGGTGGATGCTAATTATAGTGAGATATCAGGAGCTACTATAAGCATCGGAACAACAACCCAGAGAAGACAATCCGGAAGCTCTTGTTCGTATTTCGGGGCCGTTAATGGAGGAATATTAGCCGGATATGTTCATTCTGGAGATGAGAATGGAGATACTACATGGTATATACGAACTATAAACGTGTCTTACGAAGGCAAAGTGTATAGGACCTCTACTGTTAGGCAGTATGAAAAACAAAATATCTCTAAGAAAGGTGGTGTTTTCAATGTATATAATGAATCTCCTGCTTCTTACAACTTTATCGTAGATGGAGCTGAGTGTGGAGATGAAAATGGTACTTTAAAATATGCTTATTCTCAAATAAATCTTAATCCAGCATAATCAACGAGGGAGAGGATTTAGTCCTCTCCCTTGAATGTTTTTTTTGGGTTATAATATTTTGTTTTAAATATTGTCTATTAGGATAAAAATGATTAATATTGCATATCATTCAATTTTAAAATTTTAGTATCATGGCTTGTAAAAAGAAAGCTCGTCAGGGTGGTGAAGTCGATAAGAAAGACAAACCTAAAATGCGTCAAGGCGGTAGCGTTGGAGGCAAGATGAAAAGAAAGAAGACGAGCACTAAAAAGTGATTGAAAACCAGGGGAAGGTACTGATCGCCTTCCCCATTTTAATAACATAACAACAATTTATTATGAGCAACAAGTTTATTAGCAAAGGACAAAGGAATGTCTGTGTGACGTTTGTGAAGTACTATCCTGTATTGATGCAGGTTATTATGTTAGCCAGCATTTTTGATGAGTTTTATCCTTTTAGTATCACTAATTGGCTGTATCCGATATTAGGTCATTCTCTATCATGGGACCTATTTCTCTTGGCTTTTCAAGAATGTTCAGGTTTTGTATATGGCATAGGTTATTGATCTATAGCATGATTTTTAATATCTGCGTAGAATGGGTTACGGTTAATATTGAGATGCCTATTGAGCACAATATCGTAGTGTGGTCTGTTATGGCTGTTACTCTGTTGATAATCATTGCCTCTATTGTTTTAAGATTTAAAACAGGATGTTTTGAAAATGAAGGAAATTCTGACAGAGACGCTGCGTAAAAGTGGTGCGGCGGTATGCGATAAGATAAAGGAGATGTTTTTAAGCGGGGAATGTGATCATCTTACAGCCAACGATCTTGAGACATGGACGCAGCTTGCTAATCCGGCTAAGTACTATACCGGGGAAGAGGCTGTTTCTTATCTTAATGTAACTTCTAAAAGATTTTATGAATATCGGAAGGCTAAGTTAGTTCCTGATCCGGTTAAGATAAAGGGATTCCCTAAACCTTTATATACGAAAGTTATGTTGGATGATGCTATAAAAACCATATCCGGCATGAGCGAAAGAGAGATTTATATGAGGATCTTGAATGCTAAATCAAGAGAATCCAGAGCAAAAGAAAGGAGGGGAGTATGATTACAAATGGTGAATTTGTATCAAGAGTCATAAATGGCATTCATGCCCTTGATAAAGACTCCCATGTTAGCCGGAGATGGATATTGAATATCGGTAGAACCAAAGCCGAATCTTATACAGCCCAGAGATGGGATGACGGGACGTTGCTTGGCGACCACCGGCTCCTGACTTACGTTACTTGTCTGGAGATGATTGAAGTTGACAAAATAGTTTGTTGTGATGCCGAATTTGCGTTGTGTAATACACTTATGCGTTCAAAGCATAAACTTCCAGGACTTCTTTATTCTGCTCTTAGACCGGCTATTACTAAGGTGACTAACGTAGATAATACCATATTTTTTAAGTTCGCTGAAATAAAGTCGTATCGCAATGAACAAAAAAGACCGTATGCTAAATACGTTAAAGAACGTCGTCCTTTTTATTATGTAGAAAACGACTATATTTATATACCGGATTTTCACATAGAGCTTATTAACGTAGAGTTCTTTACAACAAGAAGAAAGAAGGCGCTGGAGTTAATGGCTTGCGATCCTACACCTAAAGGGTGTGAGTCTGAATGGGAATACGAATTTATCTGCCCTATTAAGTTAATTGAGTACGTAGTGGCAGAGACGATAAAGGAAGTAGCATTCAGGCTACAGATTCCTGTTGATGAAAATCCGAATCTTGATTCTAATCAAAAAAGTCAAATTGTTCAGTGATTCTTTTTATTGGATACCCGGCCATAATTATATAGTTTGGCCGGGTATTTTTTTTGTACTATTTCAATGCAAGAACAGGGTTTCCCCATTTTCTTTTCCATTTGTCTCCGAGGTAATTTATCAAGGAATTGTAATCTTTGATAAAACCGTCATCAACAACAGAGGCTATGACGTTCTCTATGGCTATTATGTCATTGAGCTCATCTTTACTGGCAGTATTCCTTATCCCATCTTCGTGTTTATTGAAAACAATGAAATTAATAGCTTTAGCAACTCTTTTTATATTGTCTTTCAAGTCATTTTTGTTTGGGACTATTTTGCTTATTGCGCTACACATCCTAATATATGCATCGCCGGCTTCGTTCCGGTTTTCTATCAAACCATCTGTGAGCCAAATGACAACCTCTGCGTAAATTTCTGGATCCATCTCTAATGCAATCATGACAAACAGATATGGATTGACAAACCATTTTTGATCTACTCCTTTTCCTTTTTTGTAGGCAAGGTCTAATTTTCCAAGATCCATTACACTGCTGATATTCAGGATATTATCTTTGAGTCCGAGATTCCTCCTACTCAATAAGTCTCTGTCATTCAACTTATTAAAAAGCTCGAAGCATCTCTCCCTAAAAGAAGAAGTTAGCATTATTTCGTTAATCCATCTCTCTTTTAACCCTTTTTCTTTTCTTTTCTTATTCATGGCTGATACGGCGTCTGTTATACATATGTAGCCGTCTTTAGACATAACAGATACATTCATTCCTAACAAAACTCGATCTTTTGATTGTAAAACAACATTCGATTTCATAACTTTACTACGTTTTTAAAATTAATACTTATAAGTCTACCTGTCCGTGAGGATCGGTAGACTTTGCAAATATAGAATAGTATTTTAATGCAACAATACATTCTAATGTTAATTATCTGAAATGTATAATTTTAATTTTTGAATGATGAAAAGAACATCAATACAATCACCGTATTTCGCAGCCTACTATCATCGTCTCATGAAGAGAAAGAATGGTTTTAAGAAAGGCATGATAAGAGACAGGGGAGAGGTTTTAAGACTGTTGTCTATTATATGGAAAACCGTATCAGAACATTATGTGGAAGCTGATGCCGGTGTTTACGTAGATAACGTAGGATACTTATGCCATGTGCTTATACCGGGGCAGCGCTTTGCCGTCAGGCGGGACCTGGACATCGTGAGCAGGCTCGGCACCAACGGCTATCTCTACAACCACCTGGCTATGGATTTTGCAGACTCCAAAAGATATTACCATTTTGTAATACAAGATAGCTTGAAAAAGAAGCTAAGGGTTAAAATGAATAAAGGACGAAGATACCGATTTATGTACAATGAAATACTTGCCAAAAGAAGGGTGTTTAAAGATTTCCAGATTAAGAGAGTTTTCGAAGATAAAGAATTAGGACACAGAAAATCATAGAAAAAAAAGTAGCGATCACCCTTTGTAGATACAGGATAATCGCTACTTTTGCATATCCGTCTACTTTCTCAAGCGGGCGGATATAAAAACAATTCCTATTATGGGAACAAAGGTAAACAATTTTCAAAACAATGCGAAGAATAGTAACATTATTTTGACGCAAAAATCCAGCGAAACGGAAACTAACGGAAGTGTAACAATCTTTAGAAATTCAGAGTTTGGAAACATTAGGACTATAGTGGACCCTAATGGTGACGTGTGGTTTGTAGCTGTAGATGTAGCTCGATCGCTCGGTTATGCTACGCCTAAAAATCCGGTAAAAAGATATGTAGATGAAGAAGATACTCTTCTTTTGCAACTATCTGATTCCCAAGGGGGCTCGTTTTGGGCTCCCTTGGAAATCAATGAGTTAGATAGCATACGAGTAATCAATGAATCTGGATTATACTCTCTTGTTTTGTCTTCCAAGTTAGAGTCTGCAAAGAAGTTTAAACGATGGGTAACATCAGAGGTTTTACCCTCTATAAGAAAAACCGGTTCCTATTCTATAACACCGAAAGACTATCCATCTGCATTAAGAGCATTAGCTGATGAGATTGATGCTAAGAATAGAGCCATAGCCGAGAGAGCACAAGCAGAGGCGGAGAGACAGCAGGCGATAAAGACCATAGAAGAGCAGCGCCCTGATGTGGAGTTTGCAGAGTCGTTCAAGAAAGTTGATCATGAAAATATGTGGTTGATTAGAGATATTGCGAAGAAGCTTGAACAAAATGGTATTATCATCGCCGAAAAGAATCTTCGTTTGTTTCTTGAAGAAGTGAAGTTCATGTTCAGAAATGGGCAGGGTAGATGGGAGTTGTACAGTGATATTGTTAAAAATAAGTTTGGTGTTTACAGGTCATATTTTGTTGATAAATATTCTGGGGAAAGAGTTAATCAGCAAACTATATACATGACAGGAGCCGGTTATGAGGCTACACTTAAGGGGATAAAGGAAAAGTGTAGGAGTCTTTTCTTGAAGTATGGCAAGTTTGAAGATCCTAACTTTTGAAAACACAAAATAGGGCATTATATATATTATTCATATCTTTGTGGAGGTCAGGTTTGTTTCCTGTCCTCCATTTTTTTTTAAGAGATGACAGTCGAAAATTATATCATAGAGTTAAAATCGTCTTTAAGATCATTTGACAAGCGTGATCTGATAGATGAGGTATCCATCTACAAATGGGTAGAAATAGCCCTGAAGAAGTTTGGAGGAGATATTACTATGCGTAAAGAAGCGGTAGTGGACGTCAAGCGAGGACAGGCTCGTATGCCGGGAGATTACTTTGATCTTATTCTGGCATTCAAATGCGATTTCAAGGGATATGAGGTGCCGGAAGGTGATAAGGTAATACCAGAGCTTCAAAATACAATAGCGTGGAAAGAACGTACCGAAAGAAGTTATAGGTGGTGTTCTTGCGATGAATGTTGTAAAGACGAATGCGAGAAAGTGATAGTTGAAAAATTTTATATCAATGTTCATGATCGCGATCATGAAGTTCGTTGCTATTATGACCGACCGATAATGTTAGGTCTTGCTAAGCCTATGCTTCGTGATTCTTGTTTGAGTAAATGCCGGAATAAGGTAATAAAGGATAGTCCGTATGAGATAAATATCGTAAACGGATTCCTGTATGCTAATTTCGATGGGCCTATTTACATGCAGTACCGGTCTCTTCCATTTGACGGAGAATCTAACATAATCATACCAGACACGCCGCAGGGTCTGGTCCTGGATTATGTCGATAATTTTGTGAAGATGAGATTCTTTGAGGAACTGATGTATAATGCAGAAGCTCAGGGTGCAGCCGACTTATTTAAGTTGTATGCACAACAAGATTTGGTTAAGTTGAAAAATGCGAAGACCGAACTTAAGATGATGGGTATGACATTGAAAGGCATGTACGAACCTCTTAGACGGAGGCGTGCTGAGTTTGAGATATATGCTAAGGCGTATCCTGTAATTGACAACATACTTAAATTGGTATGATTGAGGTAGCCTTATTTATATATTTATCTGGCGTTATCGCATCTATGATTGTTTGGTCAATCAGACAATTTAAAGGAGATGCGAGTTTGGTAGAAACAATGTACTGCCCGGTAGTATTTTTGTTGAGTTGGATATATGTATTTGAAATTTTAAAGATTAAATAATATGTTGGAAGTTCAAGCAAGCGAAATAGTAACCGCCGACAAAATGAGAGGCGTAGGACCGGCAAACATCATTTTCACAGCCGGACCTAATCCGGTAGCTGAAGATCGTAGAGGCGTAGCTAAGGTAACGGCTGGTGGAGAGAGTAAGAGCGTTACAATCACACAAGCTGCCGGCGAGCAGGTCGTTGTAATTCCTGAGTTCGATTATCTTGTTCTTAGGTACGGATGGGAATCAGAAGACGGCTCCGATTTTGATACTGCAACCGGTTTCACCAATACAGGCATCTCGGATGTAGATAATAAATACGTTGGATGGAGTAAGCAGTGGGCTACTACCCAACAACAGGTAGGTGATTACCTTATTTATGGTGGTGATAACATGCAGTCTGGCCTTGAAGGGGCGCTTATTAAGATGAAGACCCTGCTATCAGCGCCGGGCATGGACGAGTCTGAGCCTAATATCAATGCCGATATCTATGGTAATTGGTATGGGAATAGAGGGCGAGGAAATGTCGTTGTGTCTTTTACAGCCTACCTTGGAGGAGAGATGGTTAAACAAGGATTTAACTTCATTAACGAAGGTGGCGAGGAGGTTTACTCCGACAGCATCACTACCAACGTTTCGGCTCATGGTGAAACCAATTACCAAAATATAAAAGGTTTGTACACTAAGATGGGTACGATGGTTTATAATAAGGAAAAGCGTGATTGTGTTATTGTTATAGGTTAAGGTGATGGAAAGTCTTTGGGATAAATACAATAGGATTAAGGAGGTGTTTTACCGGGATTTCGTTTATGATTCCAGCTACACAGAGCAGGCCTCGTGCATCCCACTGTCGTCGGTGAAGAACGGGGTAGGCTGGGTCGGCGACGGAATCATTAATCTGGCTCAGTATCTTCAGTTTCTATACACGGAAATAATTCTCGGCAATAAGACAGAAGATGATGTTCGTAATGCCATATTGGTACTTACTCGCCTTGCCGATACTACTTATGATCTATTTTTTAATAACAATAAAGGTATTTATTTCAAATTCGAAAAAGGATTTTTCTTAAGAGACGATATCCATAGCGAAGATGCAAGCATATTCGGTCTTACCAAAATAAGTTCCGGGTACACTAATGGTATAGAGTTAAAAGACGAAGATTCATGCTTCTCTCCATTCACTTCACAAGATCAGATCTGGAATCTGGCTCCTATATTAGCTTTCTTGTCAGAAAAAGGATTTGAACAAGCCAGGCAAGCAGGATACGATATTTTTGAGTACGTTATTAGAAACAGACACAAGATATACAATCCTTATTACAGTGCCTTGCTTCATCATTGGACATTCCTTCCTGATATGGATACCGATAAGGTTAAGCCGTGGGATAGGGTTAGTAACCGGAATAAGAATCTTAAATACAAAGTTAAGGTTAAGAGAGGAGCTAACAATTGGTATTTTTCTGGAGGTTTTAGATGGGCTTTTAAGAAGTTTGGGGGCGAGTGTAGTACATTCTGGCATTGCCTATGGTATAAACCATTTATATTCTTAGCAGACAGGGTATATCATCCATACATATGTAAATGGTTTGGTATTAAGGTTAAGAATAATTCTTATTATTGTCTTGGATCCACAAATGAAAAATCATGGTACGGTCCTGGATTTAATAAGAGGCTGGTTAAGTTCTTTAATAAGTCTTTGGAAGGATCGGAGTTATTTATGCCTCATCTTGTCTTCTTGCAAGAAGCCGAATGCATTGAAGGAGATAAACTCAGGGCCTATTTAGATAAATGGGAATGGGATGGTGTTAATTCACCTATTGAGTTTTTGATATTGTGTAACTGGTACAAAATTAAATTCGGAAAATGAAAATCTATTACAATTCTAAGATAGCTAAGTTGTTTACGTTCATTGACGGCTATAAAACAATTATGCTGTTTGGAGCCGTATTTACCGAACGTGATGCCATATCATTAAAGGCAGAATATCATGAAGGGACGCATTGTAATCAATATCAGGCGTTGTTTGCTACGGGCTTTACAATCATCTCAATCATAGCATTAGTATCTGGTCTTAACGGCCATGCAGGATGGTGGATGTTGTGGCTGCTTACTATCCCGGTATTTTTGTACTATGTATGGTATCTGGTTGAATACCTAATAAGATTGTGTATATACCGGAATCACAAGAAAGCATATCACAATATCGTATTTGAAAGAGAGGCCTTCGATCTTGAAAATGACTGGAACAAACCTGGTATATTTAGAAGAGAGTCTGAAGGGTTTAGTTTCTTGAAATATTACAGAAAGGAGTATTATCGTGAGTAGGAGAAGATATTTTGAAGAACAAAGATCTGGTAATGGAGCTATTTATCATTGTGTAAAAACAGAAATAGAACCTGGAGATAAAATCAGATTATTTAATTTAATGAATAAAGTCAAATCCGATACAATTAGCCAGGATAAGATAAATAGTGTACTGAATCAACTTAGAGAAGGTACGGCTTTTAATATTCATACCCAGAGTCCAGTTTCTTTTTCGTTTTCAAGCACCTCTACCGGTTATGAACCAATGTCAATACGGATTACATTTGACCCGTATCCTACAAGTGAACAACAGGGTATTATATACAAGTTTCAGATAAATGACCAGAGGTACGTTTTTATGTTTTCTAATAGATACGATGGAATGAGAGATCTTATTAATAATGCAGATGAAGATGTTGATTGTATTACTTCTGCAACAGAGAGGGGTAGTATGTATCGCAATGATTCTTTCTTTGTATTTGTTTGATTATCTATATTAAATATAATTATATGATTTACAATAAGTTATTATATATAGGGGGGGGGGTAATTCCTGATATATTATGAGGCGTCGTTTTTCTTTTGATAAAAATAGGGAGCTTGAGGACTTTCTTGTAAGGTTTTATCCGGCCGGTAATTACACATGGATAGTTCCTGATGGCTGTTTTCTCGTAGACGTTTTTTTAGTTGGAGGCGGAGGTAGCGGTAGCTCTGCCGGCGGTGGAGGTGGTTATACCAAGACCTTCAAATCTGATAGCAAAGGCTGGAAAGACGGAGAAGCTATTGCTGTAAAACCTGGTCAATCTATTTCTATAACAGTAGGAAAAGGAGGAGCAAAAGTTTATCAAGCCGAACAAAATTCTCCTGGTAAAGATGGGGGTTATTCTCAATTTATGAACTCGTCTTATAGAGCAAGTGGAGGAAAGGGAGCTAATAAGTGGAGGGGAGGAAATGGTGGTAGTGCCGGCAGTTCGACATATACGCAAGATGGTGCTTCGGATGGTGGAGACACTAATGGAGAAGAGTATGGAGTAATCAAAGGTCAAGGTCATACCACCAGAGATTTTGGAGAATCCGGCGGTAAAAGAAATGCCGGCGGTGGGAGTGGAGAAACCAAGACCGGAGTAGTATTCCAAGGCGGAATATCCGATTATAGTGAAGGATCTGGTAAAGGAGGATCAACAAAAGGATCCGGTAAAGGAGGCGGAGGTTATGGCGGCGGAGGAGGCGGCGTCAGATACTCTATGGTTTATTCCGGAGCCGGCGGTGATGGCACTGTGTTGATTAGGGGTAAAAGATATAAGACAGGGTGATTATCTGCCATTTTACGCTCACTTTGAAAGCCCATGATTAAATCTATTTTGTTATCTTTGTGACAAACAGTTACAAAGATGGCATCAGAAGATAACAGAAACATCGCGGTTCCTCAAACAGGCATGAACCGCGATCTGCATCCGTCGAGTCTTACGGATCAGCATTATACGTTTGCCTTGAATGCCAACATCGAATCCGAGGACGGTAATGTTGGGATGAGATCTAACGAGCATAGTAATCTTAAATGCATTGATTTCGATGGGTTTAAAGTTATTGGTTACAAGAATGATCTTACTTCAGGCAATATCTATTTTTTTATAACAAATCCTGAAACAGGCGTATCTAAAATAACTTATTTCAAGCCTGAATCCGATACAAGTATCTTATCCGATTCCGATATAGAATCTATGGTAGAAGGATCGGAGTCGTTGTGTTCTGGCATGAAGACCTTGCTGGAAGACAACGATCAAGATCCGTGCCTTAAGTTCTCTATCTATCATCCTATAAAAACCATAGAAATAAAGACAGAGAAATGTGGGAAATGTATTTACTGGACTGACGATTATAATCCTCCCAGGTATGTTATTGTAGACAAGGCTCTGACTCCTGATGATGAAGGTGATATATGGTATCATTATCATGGGTATAAGATATGCGATAAAGAATACGATAGGAAAAAGTTCATGCAGGAGAATGGTTGTTTTCTGGCATGTGAGAAACTTAGGGTGTTTCCGCTACTGGACCAGCCATGCGTAGAGCCAGCACAGATAGAGTACGGGGGCAGCCTACGTGCGGGCGTGTATCAGTTTGCTGTGGCCTTGTGCGATGAATTTGGTAACGAGAAAACTAACTATACTTCATTAACTAACCCTGTTCATGTATTTGATGAGCAATATATCAGGATAAATGATGGTAAATGGGGAGAAAGAACTAATCTTGGTATAAGACTTAAGGTGTCTAATCTGGATAGGCAAGTCAGCCATTACAAGGTGGCTGTTATTCAGAATACTGTAGGATACAATGGCGAAACACAACCTGTAGTGGATTATTTTATAGAAGGTATTCATCCTATTACAGAGAAGACCATATACTATTATTCTGATCTTAATAATAAGAGGACAACATTTGAACATATTTCTTTAAAAAGAGCCATATATAATACATCAAGAGGAATAGTGTCAGTCGGAAACCGTCTTCTTCAATATGGTCTTACGGCAGAAAAAGAATGGAATTTACAGCCTGTAGTTTCCCTCATGGGACACTTCCTTCAATGGCAGGCATCGGTAGCCCACGAAGATCTGTATAAGGATGGTAATGCCTGTTCATTGTATGTGGGGTATATGAGAAATGAAGTGTATCCGTTTTCTATCTCGTTTAAGACATCTACTGGTTATAAAACTCCAGCATTCGTTCTTGTTCCCCCACCTTCTGATAAGGCAAGAGAGGAAATGAACAAAGACAGTATCCCATACCAGTCTATAAACGCATATGCTCCGGATTGCTCAGGTGTTGATAGGAAATATGTATGGCAGTATAGCAATACGGCAGGAGATGGGGTATTGATTGACGACGATGCGGTTGTTATAGATGAAGAACAGAAAGAGGGTAACAACCCGGCTACTGTAGGTCAAACTGTTATAGTGGAAAGCAATTTCGCTACTTTTAAAGGGAAATCAAGATTTATTATCGATTATGATGATATTGTAGGAACCCCTATAAATTATTTGTCTGAAAATATAGGTCTTGTAGCTTGTAACAATAAGGAGAATGGAGACAATGAAAGACAGATATGCGATATAGCTACCAAATACAGAGAAGACGGAACACAGGATTATATGGAACCAATTGATCATATTGGGTTGCCAGAAATGGAAGGAGACTGCGAAGTTCCCCATCGTCAAGAATCTATATTGTCTGCTCCAGTTCCACTAATAACAGGCCTTGTAGAAGATTATATCTATAAGGTTCTTAGCGAAATGGAACACGTCTCTACAGATTATCTATATACCACAGGAGGAGAAAATCAGAATAAGTATTCTGTGTTGTTTAATTACGAGACAATGGATTCTTTATCTGAATGGATGGAGGAAGCATTTTTTGGGTATAGCGCTGGCAGCATATCAGGTGATGGCAATCAACACCTTTGTTCTGAGTTTTATCCATACTTACAACCTGGATCTGTTTTAAAAACCGTGTCTGATGCTATATACGTATTAGATACCATGCCTTGTACATGCGGATGTTATATTGAGAGTTATTGCTCTGATCCTACTGTGTCAAGAACTGATTATAACAACTTTCAGAATTATAATTATCTTCTTGGAAGTTATATTCTTCATATAGATGGATGGAGCCAAAAGATAAATGATGTAGGAGATTGGCGAGCCGGTAGATCTACCAGTACAGTCATAAATAATCAGTATAGATCAAAGAACGGACCCAGGTATTGTATTGAGCAATTTTGGCCTGAAGCTTCTGAGAAGTTGCAAGATATGATATATAAAAATTCGGATACCGGTATAGATGAAACTGATTGGAAATTTGAAGGGTATGTAAACAATGCTACATTTAATAATCCTACAGGGGATAAGCTTAATATTGGATTCGCATCTGAATTTGTGGTATGGAAGTTTGTCAGAAATGTAATGACAAATGCAAGATTTATTAGAATCAATAGACCAGAAGAGTGGGACATAGAAGGTTATAAAGACGAGAACAAAGTTCTTTATCTTGAAGCTCTTGGAAAGGTAGATGGCATAATGGATGCTGTGTCTACCAATTACGTTCGTGTTTCTTTTTGGAAGGATGTTGAAACATGGTCCCCTCTTGGAATAGTACCAGTTGAATTTGATAGACCTGAGTATGAATCATCTCATTCCGTTATTGTTAACATAGCAAGACCGGCTTTCGGAGAAATAAATGAAGAGTTTTTTGATTCTATAGGTCAAAATTATTTTTATGTTACAATAGAATCTCCTATTGTAGCAGTTCCTTGGATAATGACGTTTAGACAAATTCAATTTTGTTCTTATAAAAATTATGATACCCCAGAAGAAGAGGAAGAAGAAGGAAAGAAGCCTTCCCGTGCTATTCTTGGAGTCGCTTTTGCTACAGGTAAAACTATATATCCGTATATTTTTGGTATAAGAGAAAAGGAGGTAAATAAGATTGATTTGTCTGTGGATTCTATAACACTTAGATCAACTGTCTTATTTGCATCAAAATGTCAGACATGTGGAGATAGGCCCATCAATTGCAAGCCTCGTCCTTATAAATACGGGGATTTTGCATATTGGGAATCATCTGAGAAATATCCTGCTAATTTTGAACTTTATGATAGTAGCAGGATGAAAATAGACACAGGCAGATCTTATGGTGATCCAAAAAAATCAGAAGCTTATTCTAATATTATGAATAAGTTAACAGAATATTATGGTGCTCCTTTGTCAGACAAAAATGGATTATCTTATTTCAAGGGTCATTCTTATGGAGGGGTAGATACTTCTACCGTATTTTGCCAGCAACCTATACGTCATTACCGGTTTCCAGATAATAAGCATATACCATTCATGAACAGTGATGAACGTGGATATGACATAGCTTCTGAAATATATCCGGTAGGTATTATGGTAGATGAGAACACCATACAAGTGTTTTTGGATTTTGCAGTGGATTCTGGTTTGATTACGCAACAACAAAGAAATACGATTGTAGGATATGAACTGTATCGTGGAGATAGGAGACTAAATAGGTCGGTTGTGGCTTCAGGATTAGCCTATGATATGCTTAGATACATAGGAGACGATGGTAATGTGAATATCTATCCTAATTACCCATATAATGACCTGTCACAAGATCAATATAATTATACGTCTGGCAAAAGAGACGAGTTTATATCCCATCCTTTCGACAAAGGAGGAAACGTGTGGTATTCATTCTGTTCACCTGATATTTATTTCAACAAGCCAGAACTTCCAAATGAAGTATGTATAGACGGGTTTCAAAGAGGAATGTCTGTGGGCAGTTTCGTACCTGTAGAAGATCATCCAAAATGGACTATCTTAGGTCCTGCCGCATACACGATGGCTGCGTCGCTTGCCGCAGTTGAATCAAGTGCTACAATAGCAGCTATGATAGCAGAAGAGCTTCAGATAAGGGCGCAGTCTGGATACATAGGAGGGTCGGCCGGTCTTACCGGAGGAGGATTCCTGACTAATTTAAGCGTGGCCATGCTGTTTTCTTCAATGGTGTCAACCATCAGTCAGACTCTTGCTAAAGGCCCGATATTGTACGGTAAGTACCGTTATGATTGGCTTAATACGTTTATAAACAATGGACCAAGACGTAATCATGCATGGTATTATACTTCTGTGGGATTATATAATTCAATGATAGGCATAACAGATCAGGATAAGTATGAACGAAATTTTGCCCGTGGTTTATCTTCTGTTAAGTACATTAAGTCTGGCGTATATCCGATGATGGATGCCAGTATGTCTTCTAAATGGGGAACCGGTAGAAATGATAATGAGGGACGTTTCTTATTCGTTAATAATATAGATCGTGAATCTTCGTTATTTTTATCATTTGGTGATCCAGGTGAAAAAGGAGATGGTAAATCGAAATATTTATTGGAATATCCGAACTATGTTTACAATTACGACAGTAGCCGCATAGATGATTCGGTTATTGCTGGAAGTGATGTTGTAGCAGGAAGAACATTCGAGCAATCCAAAACAGTATCGTACATCTGTTCTCCGTATATGAGACTTATGCGATATAGGCCGGATCAATATGGACAGATAGAAGATATAAAATGGATTTCCATAGGTGGATGTGGATTTTTCACTAATGAAAAGAAACTGATATTCGGTGGCGATACGGTGATAACCAGATTTTCATTAAAAAGAAAATTCCCTGTTTTTTATAATAGCGCTTTTGGTATTGGAGACATGATACCATTCCCATACATGGATTACAGAAATGTAGGGTATCCAAGATATTTTGTTAATTATGATACTGGAGAAGACGCTCTTGAGACAATAGATAACGAACGTTTCAATAGCTGGACATCATCTAATAAAGGAAGATACGCTTTTTATCCAAACAGGAAGAGCTTATACGAATTAAATGGTGACACATCCGGCAGGTACGTTAATGGAAGATTTTATACATGGTTCTATGGCATTCCTCAGTTCCTTGTAGAGTCTGAAATAAATTGTAATTTCAGATTAGAGGGCCCTCAGCCTCATGAACTATTCTATCCAAAAGTAGGAGATTTTGTTTGGTGGACACAAGAAAAGAACGTATCTATCCATAGGGATAATGATTACAAGATAAGTCCTATCTATTCGTCGAGGATGACACTAACACCAAATGTATTGCCGGCAACGTACGAACGACGTTTTTATGACTGTGCTTACCAACGTCCTAATGGTGTTATATGGAGTAGGGCTGATGTATCTGAAAACAGCCAAACAGATCCGTGGCTGACGTACAAGCCTATGGACTATCATGAGTTCCCAACCAGCAACGGGAAGCTTATTCACATGAAGCGTATTGAATCCGATCAGATTCTTGTCAGATTCGAGGATCAGGTTTCACTCCATAACGCCATAGACGTAATCAAGGAGCGTACCTCCCCAGGGCAGGCCGAGATGGGCACCGGCGGTCTGTTCGCGTCCCGGCCTCTGGAGTACAACACGACCGACCTCGGTTATTCTGGAACCCAGAGCACTGAAATAATTAGTTCAGAATTTGGTCACTTCTGGGTAGATACTAAAAGAGCACAGGTGTTTATGACCGATCCTAATGGACGTAATCTTAAGGAACTTAGTGTAGGTATCAGACATTGGCTTAAGCGTCATCTTCCGTTTAAGATTCTTAGATACGGAATAACTAATATCTTAACCGGTACAGAGATGACAGAAGAAGATACAGACAATAAATTTATCGGTCTTGGTCTGTCTCTTGGATGGGATAACAGGTATAAGAGGGTACTTATCACGAAAAAAGATTATATACCTGTTAAGAACCCGGCATATTATAAATATGATGGTGGAAGGTTCTTATACAATGAAACAGAGGTGCTGTCAAACGATAAGGAAATATCTTTAAAGGATGAACAATATTTCAAGGACGTGTCGTTCACTATCGGATATTCGTGTCTGAAACAAGAATGGATTTCTTATTATTCGTTCTGTCCTGACTATTATATAGAACAGCAACAATATTTCCAGACAGGAATAAACTTCCCGGCATCGGATGAAGAAGGTGGCTTATGGAGCCATTTGCTGACGAATAAGAGCTTTCAGACATTTTACGGAGCAACATATCCATTTATATTAGAAGTGCCGATAAAAGAGAAATATAACGGTTCTACGCTGGCTTCTGTTGAGTATGAGCTTGATGCAAGGAAATACGTCGATGATGTGAATTACACTCTTGACAGGAAAGTAGGTTTAGATACGATAACTATCTACAACGACACAAACAACTCAGGTGAAATTCATCTTGTTCCAGAAGAAAAGAATAATTTAGCACAACGTATATCATATCCGAAGATCGTAGGTGACCATACTGAGGTCCTGGATACTGAGGTATATAGAAGACATAAGTTAAATGACTTCTTCAACAGGGTTGACGATGACCGATCTGAAACACCTATCTGGATCAAGGACGATAACGATATAAATAAGTCGGTTAATTCTGATGCTCTTAATTTCAGACGGTCATGGCTGGACAGGTTAAGAGGAAGTTGGATGCTGATGAGGATAAAGAAAGTAATTAGCAACCGGAAGATTATATTCCAGTGGTTGATTTCTGAAGATAAGATTAAGAATAGATAAATTACAATATTTAATAAGTTGAAAATAAGTAGTTTTTATTTTGTGATTTAATAATAGTTGAATATGTTTGTAGCGCCTATTGATCCATCTCGGACAGATAGGCGCTTATTTATGACAATTTAACCAATAAAACCACCATGCTTTAGTAGGTGGATGAATTGGGTTGATTAATTTTGAATCAAAATTACAGATAAAAAAATGATTTCATACAAATACAACATCTATCATTCAAAGAAAACGAAGTATCTTGACAAGATGTTTCGTGAATGTTGTTTTGTGTGGAATCATGCTTTAGCTCTACAACGTAGATATTATAGACTGTTTGGGAAATACATACCAGTTGGTAAGATGCAAAAACATTTCTCTAAAAGAATTAATAGAAATCTTCTTCATTCCCAAACAGTACAAGAAATCCTTCAGAGATTAGACTCAGCATACAATCGTTTCTTCAAAAAGTTAGCCAAACGACCTCCTAAGTTTAAGGGAGCTGATTGTTTTAACTCCTTTGTTTTTAAGCAAGGAGGGTTTACCCTAAATGGTAATAGTCTAACAATTAACAAAGGAAAGAAACGATTTAGATTTTCATACAGTAGAGTCTACAAAGGTAATGTTAAACAAATTAGAATAGTTAGAGAAACCTGTTCCCGTTTTAGTTTGATTATAGTTACAGATCATAATCCTTCAAACTCTTATAGAAAGACACATGATGGTGCATCTATAGGATTGGATTTTGGGCTGAAAACTTATCTAACTAAAAGTGATGGTAGCAAAATCGATTCTCCATTATTCTTCAAACGATATCAAAACAAGATTAGAAAACTAAACAAACGGTTTTCTAATGCAAAGAAAGGATCCAATAATAGGAGAAGGAGACTGTTTGAACTACAACAAGCGTATCGTAAAATAAACGATCTTCGATCGGATTTTCAATGGGGATTAGCTCATCAGTTATGCAAACAGTATGATTATATTTTTATTGAAGATCTAAACATTGAAGGAATGAAACGTTTGTGGGGAAAGAAGGTTTCTGATCTTAGTCATTCTTCTTTTATTGATAAACTTACGTATGTTGCCTCAAAGTATGGAGTAACGATACACAAGATTGACAAATGGTATCCTTCTTCCAAAACTTGCGAATGTGGCTGCATTAATAAAGGACTGTCGTTACGCGACCGCAC